CCAGATAAGAACTTGTCTACCTTAAGGAAGACCACCACCTAGTGCACGGTTTAGGCCATAACTAGGTGTTGGTTGATACTCATAGTTAACCCCTACCCCAGTGCCCAACTTTTTTCTTAACTTTGGATCAAGTGATGCCATTGCTTCTTCTACTGTAACTGTCATTAGAATCTTACTCCATGCTTCTCTGGTCTAGTCTTGTTAAACTTTGTCTTTTCATCAAAAGCATAATCAAGTGAAATCTTAGTATACCCTGCCTCAACCATTCCTGCATAAAGGTCAAGGGTACGAATAAGAATATCTGCAAATTCTTTAGCAATTTCTTCTTCGCCCTTATCTTTTCTAACAGCCTCAAGCACCTCAACAACTTCTGAGACAATCATCATTAGTTGCTTAGACACAAATATATCATCAACATCCTGATCCCAGAAACCTTTTTCTATTGCTACTTCATGCAACTTAATTGCTAAATCATCAAACATTTATATCCTCCAATGTAACTGTGCCGTCTTTTGTTTTTCCAAAACTGAACTTATAAGACTTTCCTTCTTCAATATGCATATAGGCTTTTGCAAATGATGTTGGAAATACTGTTATGGAATGCAACTCTCTTGATGTATCTGCCAAAGTTAGCGATGCCATCTTCTTTCCAGTCTTTGTAATCCTTGGTTTAAAAGATACAACAAACATTTCTTCATCAGTGTATGGTAGTTGCTTATAGCCTAAGAACTTAACAAGAGCGTTAGTTGACCCCTTTATCTCATCAGAAGGAACTGCAGAAACAATCCTATTGTCATTAACAAGAATGAGGTAAGTACGACCAGTCTCAATAGTGGTATTTTCATCATCAAATATGCCGACACTGCCAGTTTTGTCCAAAACTTCAACTCGTGACCATCCTGTTCCTCGCTTAATTGATTTTACCATACCCATAAAAATGTATGATCCTTTTTCTTCAAAGTCAACAATATCCTGAATGAATGCGTAGTAGTGAGAAGGAATAGTAATATTAAACTCTGGAAGGTTTAAATACTCATATAGGTTTTCTTTAATCTCTGTATCATTTCTTGGATTATCATTAAATGTTGCTGCGCCGATTGCATTTAAGGCTTGTAGTGCACGACTATTTACTCCGTTACCTTTGGTAAAGGTAAACTCTTCAAGTTCTTTGTACGAACCAAATGGTCGTGATTCAATATATCTTTGACCAATCTTGTCAGATATGAACTTGATAGCACTGAGTCCGAACCGAATGCCCTTACCCTCAATCTTAAAATCAATATCCGAATCGTTAATATGAGGTAGTTTGATGCTAATCCCCATTCTTTTTGCTTCAATAAGATATTCAGTTCTTGCATCTTTATCCTTTTCATTTTTTAATATTGAGTACATGAACTCTAGTGGGTAATGATACTTTAACCACGCCGTCCAATACGAGAGCGTAGAATAAGCAACCGCATGAGACTTGTTGAACGAATATCCTGCGTGTGCTTCGAAGTCATGCCAAAGATCTTTAGCATCATTAGGCGAAATATAAGCAGATGCACCAGATACGAACCTATCCTTAAAAATGTCAAACTCTTTAGCATCTTTTTTCTTTCCAATGATCTTTCTAACTTTATCTGCTTCCGACATGGACATTTGTCCAAGGTGTACGCATGCTTGCATAACTTGTTCTTGGTAAAGAATACAGCCATAAGTGTCCTCCGTAAATTCTTTTAGTATTTGATGGATATATGATATGTTTTTGCGACCATGCTTTCTGTCAACATATTCTTTTCCAATAGTATTCATTGCGCCTGGACGAACTAAGGCATTAGATGCAGCAAGTTCATCAAGATTTTTTACACCCATTTTAATAAGAAGGTTGGTATATGGCGCTGCTTCACACTGAAACACACCCTTTGTAAAACCACTTGATAGCATTTCATAAACATTTGCATCGTCCATCTTAATCTTAAGAAGATCTATTTTCTTTCCATCTCGTTCTTTAATGATATCAATAGTGTCTTTTAATACAGATAATGTTTTTAATCCTAATGCATCAATCTTTATAAGCCCGATGCGTTCAGCCTCTTCCATGTCGACACCAACAACAGGTATACGTTCATCAGACCCAGTAGAAGATCTTGTTTCCAACGGAGCAAACCTAAAAATCGGATCTTTGCTAGTGACCACACCAGCAGCGTGTATGCCAGTACCACGAATACGACCACGTAATTGTTCACCATAGACCTCCACCTCTGGATATTTTTCTCTAAACTCTCTTGTTGATTTTGATGTGCAATAATCATCCCATGAATCAACTGTCTTTAAAACTTTGTTAACATCTGACAATGGTATATTTAATACTCTTGATACATCTCTAACAATTCCTTTTCCAGTAAACTGTAAGAATGTAGCAATTGATGCAACATGTCGATACTGTCTAACTAAATAATCTTTTACTTCTTCACGACGAGTGTCTTGGATATCAGTGTCAATATCTGGAAAGTCATTGCGGTCTGGGTTGATAAATCGGAAGAAAAGAAGTTTGTGCTTTATCGGGTCAATGTCAGTAATCCTTAGAGCATAACAAACCAAAGAACCTGCAGCCGAACCACGACCTGGGCCTACCATGATCTCTTCCTTTTTAGCCCAGTTAATCATGTTACTCACAACAAGGAAATATGGGGCAAACTTCTTGTCCTTAATAATCTGCAACTCTTCTTCAAGTCTGTCAAGGTACTCTTGATTTTCTGCCAAACCTCTTTCGACCAAACCTTCCATAGCAATCTTTGCAAGTTCTTTGTCAGGACTCTTATACTGCACTGGTAGTAAATTTAGTCCTTCTTGTATATCATAGTCTTCTACTGTATCTGCTAATAGGATTGTGTTTGAGTATATGTCAGGTCTGTCTATCCCCTGCGATTCCATCGCTGCCTTCATCTCTTCATAAGATAAAAGATGGATGTCAAACTTATTAAAAGTTATCTGACGGTCTTCGCCATAAAGATAGTCAAGTCTCTTCATCATGTCTGGCTGCTTCTTGGACTTATCATATGTTGTATCTTTTTGAATCTTTGCATGAGTATTCATAAGAAGTTTAAATTCTTGAATCTCTATCTGAGACTTATCTGCATGGTGACAGTCTGGAGTCACAATAGCCTTAATTCCAAACTCATCTGCTAAATCAAGAAGATGCTTATTAATATGAGGTTCGTTATGCGGCATTACCTCAATATAATAGTCTTGACCAAATCGTTCTTGGAACCAGGATATATATTTCTTTGCAAGTGCAAACTCTTCTTCTTCAAGTGCTTTAACCAAAACACTGCTTGGACAAGCAGAAGAAACAATAATACCTTCTTTATACTTATCTAATATTTCAAAATCAAATCGTGGCTTCTTAAAGAAACCATCTGTCCAAGATAGTTCACTAATCTTGTTTAAGTTTTCTAAACCAATTTTATTCTTGGCTAGAAGGATAATGTGGTTGTAGACAAGATCTTGCTGACCTTCTCTTTCAGACTTATCTCTTGTATCAGATATGTCTGCACACATATATCCTTCTAGACCGAGAATCGGCTTAATGCCCTTTGCTTTTGCAACTCGGTACAGTTCCCGATGCCCAGACAATGTTCCGTGATCAGTGATAGCCAATGCTGGCATACCAAGACCAACTGCTCGGTCTACTAATTCTTCTGGAGTAGCAATCCCATCAAACAAACTAAAATGGGTATGGACATGTAAGCCTACGTAGTTCATATTACCAATCAGCGTTGGTTGATGAAGTTACAGATGGACTATCAAAGCCCAAATAGAAGGCTTCTTGTTCAGCATAAGGAATCTTCTTTAGTGCTGACTCAAGAGGATAAGGCTCAACTGTTCCCCAGTTAAATGGTTCCTTATCTGGTGCTGATGGAATCAATGTGTAATTTGTTTCAGTTCCCTGACCATTACGCTTTAACTTCCATAGTACATTTGAGATGCTTCCTGTTTCAAGAGCATACTCACGAATTGTATTAAATGATGACTGCTTGCTGATACCCATTGACCAGATTGCAACATATGGTGCTTCGATACCGTCATCTACAAGAACGTTACAATAGAAACGAAGACGACCTCTCCAGCCAGCCTTTGGATCTTTACGGTGCATTTCTTCTGCCCAGTCACGTCCTTCTGTGTCCATAGTATCTACAGCCTTGCGCTTATAGTCCTTTGGATTAACGTGCTCCTTAACAACTAGTGCAAGTCCGCGCTTTTCATTATAGTTTGCAGAGTCCTCATCAAGTTCTTCAATGAATCGGATCTTTACTGATTGGCCGTCGGCAAGTTTAAGCCACTTTACCTTTGGTCCTGACTCGTCATACTTTGGCTTGTCGAGCAGGGCATTGATTGCTTTTAGTCCCTTTACTACGCTCATATTATTTCTCCTTTGTGTTGTTGTATTAGTTTAGCATAAGTGATATGGAGTTGTCAAATCGAAACTCTAAGTTTTTTATTGATTCATCATCCATATCACCTATGTCTTTATATTTGCTATTAAGTTGTATAACGGAAACACGAGATCCAAGTTTTTCAATTATCCTGTCTTTCATATTTCCTCCTGCTTCATCGTTATCAGCAACAACAATAATGTTATTGAAATACTTCTGAAGCAATTCTATTTGTGAGTTTGATACGTTAGCGCCAAGGGTAGCAACGGCTGGTAGACCAACTTGGTCAAGCCTCATAACATCAAAAGATGATTCTACCACATAGACTCTATCTGCTGTCTTGACTCTGTGTAAATTAAATAATGTTTTTGATTTTGGAAGTCCTGGAGTATTTTTAAATTCTTTGCCTTCGATTGATCTGCCAACAAAACCTAAAGCAATTCCATCTGGGCTATGTACTGGAACAGTTACCATATCTTGTTTTTCTGAATAGCCTAAAGAAAATTTTAATGCTGACTCTTTAGTAATTTTCCTATAGTTAAAATAATCTTTTGCTCTATCTGATGCTGCAAGGTTATTGTAAAGTCTTTTTAAAACTAGTTCGTCAAACTGTTTAAACTCTTCTTTTTTAATTAGTGTCTTGTCTATTTCAGAGATAATACTTCCTATTTTTTCTTTGCTCTTTATAAAACGAGCAGCCTCAAAATATGTTCTTCCAGATGTATGCATTACAAGTTCAATTAAGTCTGCAGATTTTTGACAAGAAAAACAGAAAAACATTCCGCTATCTTTTTGAACTTCTCCTGCTGGTGTTCTATGGTTATTATGAAATGGACAGAATATTATAAAGTCTGCATCAAGTTCAGACTCAACGTCTACACCCGATCCTGCGAGAACTCTTCTAACTTGCTCTTGACTGTATAAATCGCCTTTGACCCGTCTATTCCTTCTATCCATTCGCTTTGTCTTCTTCCCGTGTATACTCCGTGTATTGATATCTCAAATTCAAAATACTTCTTGTTCTCATTATAGTCTATCGTAAAATCTATGTCTATGTCAAGCCTTGGCACATATCCGCTAAGTCTCATTTCCAAGATTATTAGTCTTTTATACTCAGCCCTAAGTCTACCTATGGCAGATTCATCATGGATGATTCCGCTAAGGTTGAACCTTTTAATCGCCTTGTGGTGATAGTTTGACATATCATATTATAACTACTTATCTTCAAAATCTTTATATCTATAGTATCCCTTGTCAAAATCGCACTGAACAAGGAAGTCTCCCATAAATCCATTACGGTTCTTTCTAAAAGCGCATTCAATAATATCACTATTATTACCACGGCCTAGAGCAAGCACCCAGTCAGCATCGTAGGCAATCTGTCTAGACCAAGCAGTCTGACCCAGTGTAGGTACCGTAGAAAGATCGTTAACGTCATCTGGTGTAGCAGACGAGATAGCAATAATAGGAACTTCTTCGCCAATAGCCATTAGTTTAAGTTCTCTTGAAAGGTTCTTCATTCGTACCGTTTCATTATCTGACTTCTGATTAGGAGCCATCAATTGTAAATAGTCGACAATTACAAAGTCTGGCTTGTACTGATCAATCTTTCCACGAAGGACTGAAGGGTTGATTTCTCCACCTTGATCATTTGAGATAATATGAAACTCTGGCTTACCTTGTAGATTCTTTGCATGCCATTCTTTCAGCATATCCATTTCAATCTCGCCATTACTCAACTTTCTATGAGACCAACGCCCTTCTCCCATGATAGTAAATACACGGTTACGGACTTCTGTCTCTGACATCTCAAGAGAGATTACAAGGGGTGTCTTACCCTGTTTCCAGGCCTGTACAGCGAAGTACAGGGCTAACCAAGACTTTCCTATACCTGGGTATGCTAAGAAGACTCCTAACTGACCTGGCATAATTCCAGACGGTAGGTAGTTGTCAAATCCTGGTAGACCAGTCTTGATACCAATGTGACCTAGTTCTTGCTGCTTTTTAACATTTTCAAAGTAGGCAATAGCAGACTCCAAGTCCGTAACATCAATATCACGAATAGCAGAAGTATTTTTCTTTAACTCCGATGTCTGTGTAATTAAATCATTAAGAGCAATTGTTCCTTGACCATTTTGAACATTTCCTGCTGCTGATCTTAAAATATCTTTTAGGCTATCTGTTAAGTATTCTCCTTGCAACTCTTCAAGGTGGTGTTTAGTTGCTCCAATATTTGCTACAGGAGAGAAGTCTCTAAACTTTTCTGTAACAAGTTCTGCTGGTGGAAGGGTTGAGTTGTTCTCAAAATAGAGTCGTATAAAATTCCAAATGTCTCCGTGAGTTCTCAGAAGGTTATCTACGTTTGCTTGTAGCAGTACATGGATTTGTTTATCCTGAAGAACTGCTGTTATAAGTTTAGCCTCTGTATTATTCACTTAGCCACTCCTTTGCCATCCGTCTACGCTCTTCTCTTTCTTCATCGTCTCTTTTTTTATCTTTTTGTGCCTGTAATATTTTCTCTGCATTGTACGCAAAGTAATTCCAAGATGGGTGCTCTGCAACTTTAAAATAGTACTCAAGTATATCGTAGCATCCAGAGATACCGTATGATTCTACAAGAGCGTCTGAAGCCCATTGCTCTACATTTAAATTAAGTGATGGCTTTTGCTCATACCTTGCAGTATGGAACTTGCTGTAGCGTGAAAGCAAAGCCATTCGGTCTTTGCGTTCGGCCATTACTTTTCGTCTGCCTCCGCTTGGGCTTCAACAATCTTTGCAGTTAGTTTGTCTTCAACAAACTTATAAACTCTTTCAAAAGCCTGATCTGTATTTTCTCCATCACGCTTGCTATCAATGATTCCAAGATCCAGCCTCAAAGACTGAAAATTTCCAAGATTTAATGTATACCCCAGCGTTACTGATACTTTCGTTTCTTCTGCCATTACCCCTCCAAGGGACTTAGTTAATAGATTCATTCCAAATCGGAATGTATCGTCCATCTTCTGTTCTCGTATATGTAAGTATACCATCGCCCATTCTGCGTGTCAACTCTTGTTTTGTTGGCGTGATATCGTTTGTTATTAAATTATCTTTTCTTGGTCTTCCAATATGGTGAGTTGCAAGTATATCACGTATCTCTCTTACTTGCGATTCTGAGTAGTATGATCGTACTTGCCATCCTCTATCCCCGCCTTTTTGAGATCCCGTTGGAAATGGAATGACTCCCCGTTTCATTAGTGATGGCATATATTTTTTATGACGATTAACTAAATCAGCAGTCTGGCCTACTGTATATGCTCTTTCTCTTTTATTTTTAAAATCATTAATTAAACAACTTTCAATCTGATCTTTTGTAATATTATAAACAGACATTATTCCGTTAGATTGATTATAATGATGTACACGAACAAGGCATCCGTTTAAAAACCATACCTTCTTACTTCCAGGTATTACAGGGAGGAGATTGTACCCTTCGCTCTGAGTTGTTCCTTTTTTAGTAGCCATCTTCCCTCTTCCGAATTGTTAGGTGGATTAAAAAATTTTCTATTACCACACAAAACACAATAGACTTCAAGATGATTGATTGCACTATATATCCTGTCTATAAACATTCTGCCAGAGCACTTGTTGCATTTGATCATTATGAAGGTATGCCAACTGCTATTATATTAATCCCAACCGATACTTCTCCTGCCGAGTTAAACTTTACAATACCCTCTACGCCTGTAGTAGTTATTGCTTTAATTACAACCGTAACATTTTTGCCAGCGGTTGTATCTTTAATTGTTACTGGTGTCGCAGTTACAATTGGTGCATAAGCAAAACCAACTCCAAATGGATATGTCCATGACTTTTCTTCGCCTGCAATGATTGAAGTAGAACTAACGATTTCTTTATACCCTCCAACAATACGGGCTTCTGAGGTTTTTCTACTTTGAGGCCCCGCTGTTGTTGTATCTACAGTGACATATTTGTTTGCTGATGTTGAGGCACTTTTTTGCAACTGAATAATTGCCTGAGCCATATCATAAATATATGCAACGTCTAATGGCTGTCCTTTATCTGGAACTGATATCATAATATAATTATACCAGACTCAAAGGAGTTATGGACTCAAACAGAGTTGCTGAAGGATATCTTGTTTTTGGAAAAGTTGATGCCTGGATTGCAAGCATTACGCTTGTTTTACCAGTATCTGTTACTGCTCTAAATTCGTTACCAGTAATAGATCTTACAAACTTCCAATCTGTTTCTCCATTATATTTTAAATATATATCAAATGTTTCAATGCCATTAATATCTTTTGACCAAACTGCAGATATTGTTTTTTGTTGAATAGGGTCTAATGGAATTTGCGCTGTAAAAGAAACATTAAGACCGACTAAGATATTAGTAATAGGATCTTTTTTTAGATTTACTGGAATATTGTATATTGGAGACCAATGAGAAACTCTGTTATTGTCATCAGTAATTATTCTATATCTTACTTTGTAGGCCCCAGATGCGCCTGCAAAATTTGTTAACTGCGCTTTTGGAATTATAACTTTTTTAACTTGTGGCATTATTGTATTCCAAGCCCAAACCTAAACTCTATATAGTTTGTTGTATTTGGCGTTTTGATAATTGGAAGAGACCCTGTATTTTTAATTACAGAATATCCAGTCATTCCATATATAGGGTTTGCTTTACTTGTATTTTCAATCCTTACCCCGTCAAAACATACATAGTGGTTCGCACTTGTAGTAGTATTTTTAATAACAGAAGCATATACTCTAACTGTATCTGTCATAGACCAAGACCAGCCAGGACTTCTTATTGCTGTGTCAATAGAACCAGTCATAACTCTATATCTATTTGAGGAAAAAGAAGCGCTATCTGTAATCTGAACTTGTGCAGACTTTCCTGTGTTTACTCCAGTTGTACATAGAAATTCTACAATTATTTTTACTGATGTTGGATTATCTTCAAGGTCTTCTCCATTTTTGTTTATAACTGAATAAGCAACCTTGATCAAATCAGATTGAGAATAGTTATCTAGATTAAGAGATGTGTTAGATAATTTTATATATTCTGATGTGTTGGATGGAACCCATTTTGCTGCTGCCGTTGATATTTCAGAAGAGTCTCCACGAAGTGCAATAAAAGAATTTAAATATCGACATCTTTCGTTTCTTGTAACACGTGGCTCTGTAGAAAAAACTTTATTATCAGCATTTGTTCTAAAAACTTTAGAGGTTGTTGCAATAATATTGTCTCCATCATTGCCATCTAATGGGTCTGGAATATATGGAATTGTCGAAGAGGCTCCAGAGTACTCCCAGTTTTCAGAAAATGTATAAAGAATTTTGCTATCATATGCTCCTGCTGTGGTGTTTGATCCTGCAGAAAATACGCCAACCTCTGTAATTTCATATCTTTCTTCTGTTGGTAACTCTGCAGTAAACACAATCTTTGATACTCCATTTTCAGAAACATATCCTCTGGATGTTATTGGAACACGAAGCATTTCAAAATCTAATCTTTCTTTTTCTGCAAAAGATGCTGCATAGTCAGACAAGTTAGCAGAAGAACCAAGAGGGGTTGGTCCACAGCCAATAGCAATGTGTGACGCATAGGCAGAAGCCTGACCAATCAAATACTTGGCTATAATGTTTTTACCGTTTGTAGTTATCATATCTCATCCACCTCATATATTGTACCATTATACTGACTTCCTTTTGTTTGAATGTTAACCTGCACTAACTCATTTGGCTCCATATTTATTACGTTAATAACTAAATCCCCTGTTTCTGGATCAATATATACAATTTCCTTGTTGGGTCCAGTTCCTTCTGAAGGAACGTGAGCATCTAATTTAATAGGAAAGTTATCAAAAAACTCTTTTGATGTGTCTTGTAATCCTAAGACTCTTTGTGGGCTGTACTGATAAGCAAGCATTGTTAGATTTTTGATTGGTCTATAAAGAACATCTTGGCCATTTATAATATCAGATCTTGTAATTGTAATTATTTCTTGACCACCAATATCTTCAAAGATTAGATCTGTCATTATTTCAATTGGAACAAGTTCTGAACTCTGAATAATTAAATTAGGAGTCGCAACTTTAATATCTGCTTTTGCAGCAACTGATGATGTCGATGCTGGGACTGATGCTACTGGATCTACCATTACACTACCTCGCTTAGATAAATTTCCATACTAGGTCCATCTGTGGACTTTGAATATGAAATACTATAAACAACAAATTTCTTTCCACTGGTTCCAGAGTAATCTAAATCTCCTTCGTAATAGTCAACTTCAGCAATATCTCCAAGTTGTACTGTAGGATTAGCAAAAATCTTTAACCCTATAGACTTTCTTGGCTTAATAATTTTACCAGTTAGCCAAGACATCAAAGCATTTGCTTCATCTTTTGATTGAATATATGGAGTGTCAAGACTAAAATCTTTTTTACCATGTGTCATTCTGCTAATCTTTATATCTTCATATTGTCTTGAAACTTTATTTGGATATGAAACCAGGGTATCTCCGCTGTATTGTGGATTTGAAAAGTCACTATTCTTTGAATAATATTCATCTACACTAAGAGACTCGTCTGTTTCCTGTGTAAATGTTACGCCCTGAATTCTTAAATAGTTTCCTGATGCAGAGTCAAGAGTAATGGCTTTATCAGTTGCATTAAAAATTATAAACTCTGCCCCATATGCTCCTGCTCTAAAGCCAGAAACTGAGTAACCTTTTATAGAATTAAAGGTTGGAGATAGTTGAGCATAAATTGCTGGGTATGCTTTTTCATATTTAATCTTAAAGACTGAAGCCTCTCTCATGATAGTTCCAAACTCCTCAAAATATAAATTGCTTTGAGGTGGCTCATAAGAACTAATTCCTGTTAGGTATGTTGACTGAATGATTCCACTCATTGCATATTTTCTCATGGATTCGCTAGTATTAATTTCTCCATCTTCATCAAAAACAGTTGATGCTGGAGTATTTAAAATATACTTGCTATTTTGTCCATAGTTTGCTCCGATTGCATATATGTTCTCAAACATTATACGAGAAGACCCTCTTGTAAAAAGAGCCATATTATTATAAACTGGTAAAGGATCCTTATCTATTACGCTTGCAATAAACTGGTTATTTATATAAATATAGAACTTTCTTTCATTTCCAATGTTTTCGTACTCTATAGATATATCATATACTGTTGGAGTCTTCTCTGCTACCATGCGGTATTGACCAGTAAACTTGCCATCATCTACAACAATGTTTGCTAATCCAGCATAGAGTTTCTCTGGTATTGCTTCTGATGTGACTGAGTCTTTCTTTACCTTGTAAAAAATAACATTATTAACATCTGGTGATTTTGTTTTATCTATAGTAGTTTTACCAAGAGCAACTAGTTCTAAAAAGTATCCATTGTTAGTATCTGGATTAACCATTATACCAAGACCACCTGAGCCACCCACTATACTGACATCTTTGTCTGGAGTTGTTCCAGGAATCAAATAATATGATGTAGCACCAACAGCAGTTTGTCCACGATCAGCATTGTTTTCTATCTTGCCAACGATTCTCATTCTAGTCCCAAAATGAGTAAACTTATTTGTCATTGGCTTGTATACATAAGATATAAAATCAAGAGGAGATTCTGAAGTCTTAAATGCTGGGCCAGCCATAATTAGTGCTGACGACTGGATTGTTCCAGTGCTTGTTGATTGCATGTTTGAAACATCTGCTTCTTTATAATATTGAGTTGAAAGAAAATTCTTTATTACACCATTTCTTGTTGTATTTTTTGCTAATTCAGGAGTAACTCCTGCTGCACCAAGTGCTGTTGCAGGGGTTGTTAGTCCTGTTTGAAAAAGATACTTTGATTTCATAGTACAACCTCTTACGTTATTATTATCAGACCAATAAGGAGATAGCCCTGCAAAGTGAGAAGTGATTGCTGTATTAAATTGTCCTCTGCCGTGTTTTGCAACTGCTCCATTTTGCAAATATTCTTTTCCATTTAGTTCAATGTAGTTTGGCTCTGCATAAATTCTAACTAATCCTGTTGGGAATATTGAACCACCAAACTTTAACTTAGAAAAATAGTTTTGATATTCTTGAACACTTGTTATCCAAACATTTCCATATCCAGATACAGAGAACTCGACAGCATCAAATCTAATAACTTCTCCATTTGAATAGAAGTATCCATTGTATCTTGCAAGCCAATAAATTCCTTCGCCAAAGTTCATAATATTATTTACAATTTTATTTCCAGATACATATGGGACAGCATCTGTAAGATTTGAGTTTAAAGGTATTGCGCTTAAAACATAATCAGACATTTCTGATAGTTGATTATTTACTGACTTTGTTGTCTCTGTTCCAGAAACTTCCCAAAGTAATACTGGCTTATACACCCAAGTCTTTTCATTATCAATTAAACTTGCTTGTTTGATACTTCCAAATGTTTTTTGAATATACCTTGATGTAAAATTAATTTTTCCATCATTATAAACCTGATTGTCTTCTGATGTAACTTCAATAATATTTGATAGGGTGTCAGATGTAGAAAGGTTGCTTATTGCTTTATCTTTAACTAGATCATTTGTTCCTATAAACTTTATATCAGTTTGTCTTTGATTATTAGAAGGCATAAAGTAGTCTTTGCTCATCATAACAAAGTTATTGTATTCATCAAAGAACATTGCTGTTTGTGTTGATACCGCTATATCCTGTAAAACTTCTGCAATGGTTTTATTTGAATTACAAAAAAAGAAAGGAATAACTGATTCAGTTTCTCCAGGCAGTCTTTTAAATACATAGTTTGAAAAACCAATATAGTCTAGTAACATGCATACAGCAGTGCTTACTGAAACATTTGGTACAAGAAGTTCTGGAGCAGTCATTGATTCAAAATAAAAGAACATGTCTCTTAGAGATAAAGATACGGTTCTTTCAGAAATATTACTTGTTGGAAATCCTTCAGAGTACATTGTCTTCAGTGGAACAAAATAATCATATCCATCCACATCTACTATAATGTCATAAAATTTAATTTGAATATTTCGTGTCATATACTTGCTAACAATACTTAAAGAATTATTAGGATTAAAAGCAGAATCATAATCAAACAAGTTTAATGTTCCAGTTGAAGCAAGAAGTTGGCCTACTGGCAAACCACTTATACCAAGATCAGAAGCAGATTTTGCAATAGAAAAATCTAATGTCTTGTCTGAAAGGTTTACACAAAGCCTAGGAGATATTTCAATTAAATCAAAAGAAGACTGTGGAGTATTCATGCTATCAACGACTATTCTTATTCCCTTTATATAATCAAACTCACGGTATTTGTCTGCAAGGTTTACTTGATCACGAAACTTTATTGGGTCTGTAAGGTCTGTTACAAAGTTGGTAACACGGTCTATAGTTTCTTCTTCTAACTGCCACGCATACTCTGGTTTAAAAGTAGCATACTGGCCAGTGTTGTTTGCTCCAGTTTGCCAAATATGAAAAGTACCTATATCGGTTTTTGAAGATTGGATTAAGTAGGCATAGCCATGGATATTCTTCTCTGGCAAGAATGATGCATTTGTATATGTCTCTGCAAAAATAAAAGAAGATCTATATGCGTCTGGAACCTTTAGGCCATAGGACAACTCGACATATCCATCATGTTTTATTACTGGAGTTCCGTCTCTTCTTGTTGTTCCTTCATTAAACGAATACAGGTTTGTCCAGTTACCATTCTGAAGCCCCTGGATTTTCCATCGCTTTGGAGTTTGGCTTTTAGAGTTGCCGTAGAATGGATCTGAAAATGTTGAATCATTTGAAGAGAATGTACCAAGATCAACATTGCCAACATGTGTTTGCATTTTAACGACTACTCTGTTTGCTGGAACATTTTCTTTATAAACAATAAATGGACAGGCATCTTCAATTGGATAAGCAGCATCAACTGTAGAAGATGATATTCCGTATTCAACCCCATCCTCTGTTCTATATGAAGACCAATATTTAAACAGATCATCTTTATGACCCATATAATATCTAGGTCTTCTTGCCATGTCAACATTCGAATGATGTAAGTATTTGCCACGTATAAATGAAGATTTATTGATTCCAGATCTTGGTCTAAACTTTGAGAAACAACTTTCTAAAGAGTAAAGCATTCCAATTTTTTCTTTTTTTGGAGACATTGTAAACGGAGCACCAAACGGTGAGACATCAGAGTATGTAAACCCTCCATCGATTACGACATCGGCATCTGTTGCATTTGTATAATATTTTACTGCAGAAGCAGAAGTGCCAGAATCATAGGGGTCGTAGGATCCTGGTAAATTTTTATATGGAGAAGTTTCTTTCTTTGGTCTATATCTATAGTTTCCAATTCTTTCAATATTTTCTGGAATGTTCATATTCCATTCAGCAATGATTGCAGACTGTGTTCTTATTACAGAAGACTCTTGAAGGTGTTTCTGTAGTTCGGCATTCTCAAACATTATACCTCTTCCAAAGTAAGAGATACATTCCAGTAATCAAAGTTCTTTCCACGCTTTTCTACAGTGTAAGAAAAATCTGAAAAGAACATTTCAACTAGTTGGCTGTACTGTGGTAAGTGTGCATATTTGTTTATGCTTGGTTGACCAACATTATTAAAGTTAGAGTACTTGTCGTATGCTAAGAATACCCAGAAAGAACCCTTGTGATTTTCATACCAATCAAGCATTTCAACCCCGCCTGCTCCAGCATCAGTTGTAAACTGTAATGGCTGATTTTTATTTCCAACTAGATCAGTAGTAGCCAAACCAGTAGTCATGTTAAAATCTGGAGAATCTAAAAATGATCTTGAAGGAATCATATTCCAAGATGTGGAGATAGTTAGTTTATCTGCAATGTGATATGAACGTGTTCTGCCATTAATCATTCTTTCTTTCTTTTCAATTCTTGTTGTTTTAAAATCCAGAGGCCCTCTATTATCGTCTGTTAGAATTAAAAAGTTATCGTAAAGGTTTGCATCTGTTACATCTCCATGCAAGGAGTCTACCTCTAGACCATTTGGTATATAAACTCCATTGCTTAGGGTTCCAGAATTCTCTGACCATAGCATAGCCTGTGGTCTGTTGTAGTACTTTCTACCTAGCATGTATGATGATGATGCCATTATAATCTATTCCCCCGAATTTTCTGTGCGTCAATGCCCTTTATCTGAGCAATAACTGTCTTTGCAATTTCATCTGGGTTTGAATCAGACTTAACATTTACATTGATACTATAATTATACACTGAATCCCCAATAGAATCTCCATTATTTATTGCCTTCATTCTATCAACTCCATAAGAATCAACCGCATACTTGCTCATAACAAACTCACCTGGAGTAAGCATTGCTGGAACCGTATCAGTCCCCTTGGCAAATCCACCAACCGACATGTACTTTGGAACTATTCCGCCCTTAGCAAGTCCATACCAGCCAAAGTCAGTTGCAAATCGATCTGCTTTTAGTTCGGCTGCTTCTTTTGCTTTTAATAGTGCAAGGGCTTCTGCTGCTGCTTTTGCTTCTGCTTCTTCTTTTATTCTTCTTGCTGTTTCTGCAATTGCAGCATCTCTTGCATTCTTTTCCGTACCAGAGGAATTGTCACTAAAGTCCCAATCATTGGCAGAACCAGGACCACCCTTTACCCAACCCTTAGCATTATCCCATCCATAATCTCCAGCAGGTTTTTCTGGCTTCACGCAATTACCCTTACCATCAGATACAAGTGGTGCTGTACATACTGTTGGATTTGTAGTAGTAGTTGTAGTAGGGGCTGTAACAGTTGTTGTAGTAGCGACTGTATTAACATATACAGTTTTATATTCTTTTGTAAATATTTCAATAGTTTTCGAAGATGGTAGAAGATTAATGTCTCTAAGAATATCTGCCATAGACTTTGCGCCCTTTGCAGTAGACTCTGCAACTGCTGCGATAGCGTCCTTCATTCTCTTTTCCATAGCCTCAGAAGTTGCTTCTGCTGCTAGAGCAATACGTTCCCAATCATCTGCTGTAAGGCCAGCAAAAGTTTCTACATCATCAAGTTCTGCATTGATGGCAATCAGTGCTGCTTCTTGTGTAGCAAGAGATGCATCTTGTTCTGCTAACGCAGTGACAATTGCTTGCTGTGCATCCATTTCTGCCTGAACTGCTTTTAGTTGTGCTTCAGTCGCTGCTTTGGCAGCAGCAATCGCTGCCTGACGGGCAGGTTCAAGGGCATCTTGCTCTGCTTTTGCAGCCTTAAGATCTGATTCAAGTTTTGTTTTAATGTCTGCTATTTGTTGTTCTAGCAAGACTCTTTCTGGATTGTTCTCTAATGCATAAATTTGTTCTGAAATAATATACTGCTCTTCAAGAATCTGAGTTCTTGTTTTTCCATCTTTGTTTGTTAAAGCATTAACATCATTTTCTCTTGACTGATTAAGTCCGTCCATCTGTGCATTTCCAAAATCACCAGCATTAGCAGAACGAATATCTTGAACGGCTGCTGCTGCAGCAGAAATATCTCCAGATGATAAAGCATCTGCCAAACCTAGTTGCTGTTGCTGCTCTCTTGATATTCTTTCGTTAATGGATAATACATTTTGTAATGCTTCTGCTTGAAGGTCATACTTTTTGTTTATGTCTTCTGCTGCTTTATCAATTAAAGATAGGTCATGGCTAAGAACATTTGACTTATCTTGATATTTTTTAATTGGGTCATCAAAGTCTTTCTTTATTTTATCTTCTTTTGCAGAGATAGCGGTATCTGCATCAGACTGAAGTTTATTAATTTTATCTTGTACAGCCTTTTCTCTAGCATCATAATCGGCATTAACTGCATCAACAGCATCATTCATAGACTTACTAATATTATCAAACTTTGTTTGGATCTGTGCCATATTTGCATTAGCAACATTCATTTGTGAGGCAACCAAAGATCTTTCTTTTCCAACACTTGCTTGGGTTTTATTTCCAAGTAAACTAGTTAATGCTTCTGGGGTGTAAGCCTTTTTCGTTGTAGGATCAATCATTCTTGATGCTACATTTGCTACAGCCTTTGCTCCAACGTTAACTCCACCGTAGGTAGTACCATCTGGCCTTGTTCCCTTTTCACTAACATACCCTGCAAGTTCTGACCCAGTCATTCGTGATCTTAGTCTTGATTTTATTCCAAGGGCTTCTTGAGCAGCAGATGCACCACCCATAATAATTTCTGACACTGTCTTTGTAATATTTACTTTAATGTCTGAATTCTTTTTAATTTCATTTAAAGAATCAACTACATCTTGTAGTGATGCATTTGCACCAGCAGTCTTATTTTTAACTGCATCCATTGCTGCAAGTAGGGTGCTAAGTTGTTCTGGATCTCCAAGGGCATCTGTCATTGCTCCTTCTGATATTCCACGGGACAAACCAGATGATGCTAGGAAAGCCTGAAGTTCTTGTCTTCTTGCCATATCTGCATTTTCTTGTCTTGCTCTTGCTCCTTGAGAAACTATGTTGTTAATCTTGTCTCTTGTGTCTGCTTGAACAGCAAGAGCATTGTTAATCCTTAGTTCTTCATCAGTAATCTTTCCTGTAGCAATTGCAGTTGTATATGCCTCATCACTTAATACTCTTTGGATTTGAGTATTTGTCATTCCCAGTCCTGCTAATTTTTTCATAACAATTGATTGTTGATCAAAGTTTCTAATTGTCTGAATTTGTGCTACATTGAAGTCACCAATAATTGCTTTGTCAAATCCAGCCGCAACTTCTTTACCTTTTGTATTTAGTGCAAGGTCTCCAACCTTAGCACCCTTTGCTAAGAATTTTTTACCTTTAGGATCGTTTGGGTCAAGTACTCTGCCTTTATTCTTGCCACTCTTAACCTTTTTAGTTGCCACCTTGCCATACTTAGCCTGCTCTGTTTTGTCAAGGCCAGTAAACCAATCAATGAACTGTCCATTATAACCTTTAGTAGGATCTGTTGCCTGAGTAGGCTTGCCAGATTTCATACCCATTAGTTGTTGTTGTATACCGTTAAATTTATTACCAATCTGTCCACCAGAGACAGCCTTAAACAAAGCCTTGATTCCACCTTCAGCATCAATTGCTGCAAGGCGAACATTCTTAAGTCTTGTCATCAAGTCATCAATTGGGGTTGCTGCTCGTTCTGCTTTTTCTACAGGAGTAGTCACGCCTGGAATTACTGGGCCTTTATTTGCTGCCTTAGAATTTCCAACATTCCATGCTTCGGCTTCACCAGTCTTAGCAATTGCTGCTCTTTGCTCTACTCCACGATCTCCAGTAAGCCTTGCTATTCCCTTTGCAGCCATGTAAGCATCTATAACATTTGAATCACCAGAAGCAACAAAGTCCATCATCATACTTGTTGTTATTTGTTTTCCATCTGCTCCGACAAGCATATTCCAGTTTGCAAGAATGGCTTGCATTGTAGGGTCACCCGCTTTTGCAGCGTCTTGAACCTCAATTTTTGTTAATATACTTTTTGCTTTACCATCTTTAGTTTTAAAACCATCAAGCACTTTTTTAAATGCTGCAACTTTTTTAATTTTATTAATACCATCAACATTTATATCAACAGTTGTTCCGTACTTAGCCTTCATGTTTGAAAGAATATTAATTGCTTCTGTATTTTCTTTAATATTTACTTTATTGTCTGGATGAGAGATATACGCAACAGTTGTTTGTATTGTATTATCTGTTGCTCCACCCTTCATAAGCATTTGCATAACAACATTTGCTTCTGCTGTACTACCAGTAGCAGCAACAAGCAGTTCAAAGTCTGCAACAAATGTTCCACCTGATTCAGCAAGATCTGCTAATCTTATTGCAACAAGTGGATCAATAGACCCTGCTGCAAGATCTAGTTGAAGAACAGTTTTAAAACTACTGTCTTTCATTCCTTCAAGTCTTGTTACAGAATTATCAGCAAAAGTCTTCATAGCACTTGAAGAGTCTTTATATCTTTCTCCTACTGAAAGTTTTATTGCATCATTAAAGGCATCGCCTCCAACATTTGCTTTAGCAGCAACCAAAGAGTCTAGGTCTGCCTTGTTCTGAGCAGTAAGTAGTCCAAGATCCCTTGCTCTGTCTTTTTCAATTTGTGCTCTTTCTGCATCGGTTTTTGCCATTGCTAGTTTGATGTCGTACTGCTTATTAAGAGCATCTACAGCATTATTTCCACTCTCTACCGCAGAAATTGCCATCTGAACTGCTGCTGAATCAAGTTTTGCTTTTTCTTGTCCTGCTTTATTCCAGTCCCAAAGAAGTTTTGCACCAACTGCAATTGTGGCAACTGCTGCTGCCCAGCCAACTGGATTCCAGAAGTTTGTTGCTGCTGTGGCTGCAAGAACGCTTGCTGTTCCTGCTGTGGCTGCTGTGGCTGCTGCAGCACCTCCTGCAATTCCAATACCTAGTCCAACTCCTCCTGCAACAGCCCCTGTTTTTAATAGACTTCCAGCATCTTTACCAGGTTGCTTACCCCAAAGTTCCCCTCTAGAAGTATCTCCTGTTTTTTCAAGAGCATCTGTTGCACCCTTAACTGTTCTTGCTTGAATTTCTGCAATTATTTGTAATGGATTGTTTAATAAATCTTGTCCATTGGGGCCTAGTAGTTCTGACAGTTCTCCAGTAATTACTGCTGGTATTTCATAACTACCTAGTTGTTCTCCAAGTGCAGAAGCAATACTTCTTGCTTGATCCATACTCAATACACCTTGGCTTATTGCTGTTCCAAGTTGTAGTGCTATATTTTTTCCTATATCTGTTTGAGATGCTCCAGTTTTTGCTTGAACATTAATATCTTCTAAAAGTGCTTTTCCTGGACCAGAAGTTAAATAAGTTTGTCCAGACTTTCTTGTTTCTGCATCTACTCCCGAAGCCATGTCTGCTCTTCGTTTATTTGCAGACTCTGTAGCACTTACTGTTTTTGTTATTTTAGAAATTTCTATAAGTTTATCTGTTGTCATGGACATAGAGTTACCTAAAGCAACGCCTTCTTTTCTTGCATTGTCCATAGCCTTTCTATAAAGCCATATTGCTCCGATCACGGCTGTTAGTGCAACTCCAGCAGCAATCCAAGGATTCATAAGCATTGGAAGCATGCCTGCTACTGCTGAGGCTGCGAATAAGCCTGTTGTAACCTTTGCGTCTGCTCCTCCCATCATGGCACCCATTGCAACTGCGCCAATCGCTCCTGCTGCAGGGCCTGCTATCTTGCCAACTTTTTCTTGTCTTGCTGCTAAATTTAATTTGCGAGTTTGTTTATTCTCTGCCTTTTGCTTTCTTGCTGCTGCTTCTTCTTCACGCTGTTTAGTTAGTTCAGCACGACGCTCACGATCTGCCCTATTTTTTTCTTCATTGGCACGGATCTCTGCAGTTCTTGCTGCTTTTGCTTCTGCTGCTGCTTTGTCTTGTGCTGCTTTAAGACTTGCTGCTCTTGCTTTTTCTTGTAATTTTTCATGGTCACGAAGAGCCTGTGCTAACTGTGCTTCTGTTGCACCAGCCTTTTGTAGTGCAACTCTTTTTTCAATCCAGGTATCGCCCTTAGCCTTGGCTCGCATAGTTTGTCTTGGCATATCTTTCTTTGCAACAACTGAGGTTCCTGCTGGCTGATTAATAACTCTTGTATCATCTGCTGTTCCGCCAACTCTTTTTACCTTACCAGTTTTTGCTTTTCCAGAAGTTGCTTTTATTTCTTTTATTTTACCAGTTTTATTATCTCGAAGTCCTTCTCCAGGAGTAGCAAGAATAAATTCACCAGTTCTTTTGTTTAAACGTAAATCAATAAGTTGCTTATATTTTTTTATGTCATCGTAAAAAGTCTTGCCTTTTCCAGTTCTTTCATCTATAATAAACTTTGCTGCCTCGGCTGCATATTTTGTTTCTGGGTTGATCATTCCAGACAATCCTGGTGGTGCCTTTTTAGTTTCTAGAAGTGCATGGGCTTTTAATTCTAACTCTGCTGCTTTAGAAACCAGCATTGCTTCTTGTGCTGTAATTGGATGTCTTCCAGAAGCAAGGAATTTTGCAGCAGCGTTATACTCTCCATTTTTTGTGCCTAAAAGATTTCCATTTTTCTTATCCCAGGCTATTAAATTTGATGTTCTTTTTTCGGTTAAATAGTTGTTTACTGCACCTAAATCACCAAAAGCGTAACCCTTATTCCATTTCTCTGCAGCCCTTGCAATTGAACTTTGTCCCTTTTCTGCTTTTCCTGGTTCTACGTGTGCTGCTTCTATTTGAACAAGTCTTGCTATTTTTCCAGAATCTAAGTTTGGATACTTCTCTTGCATATAAGCCTTTAACTTAGAAACTTCTCCTTGTGCTCCAAGGGCTTTGTTCTTTGCCTCTGTCTCTGCTAATACTGCCTTATACTCTTTGTACCCTTCAATATTATTAGACTTGAATCCACCAGCAGCCTTTGTTGGTCCACCAATTGTTAAACGCTCTTTTAGTTTGCTCCAATTAGCAAACGATCTGTCTGATACTCTTTTACCCTTTTGAGAATCAACATCAAAAAGATATCTCATGCTTTGCTTTAGATGATCAGCAGTTGCGCCCTTTTCTCCTTTACGGCCAGTAAAGATTAGTCCATCTGGGCCTTGAACTGTTTGGGCTGCCAGGTTCTTAAGAAATAGGGGTTTCTTTTTTCTCCAGGCTTCTCTTGTTTTTTCTGTAATTTCTGGGCCACGAACAACGTCGTCCATATATCTTTCAAGGTCAACTACGTGTGGAGGCATAGCCTTTGCTTGTGTTGGGCCATCTGGAATAACTCCAGCCATGTGACCACTTACCCAGAAATCTTGATTAGCGTGTCCAGCCTGTCTTTGCTTTAACTGTTGCTCTTCAAACTTTTTAATAATCTCTGCTGCTGTTGCTTGTTTTGGTGTTGAAGGTTTGACTGCAGAATGAACTGCATGATATTGCGACCAGTCAACCTTAAGACCTTGTTCAAGTCTTTTAATCATTCCATTGTAGACAACTTTTTCGTCTTTATTTAATCCGAACCCCTTTACAGTTTGTCTTAGTTTTGGAAGAACTGTTTCAATCTCTGTTCGCATTGCAGTGTTATATTCTGCTGCGGACATACCCTTTGGAATTGGTAATGTTGATTCAGCAAAGAACCTTCTTGCCCCACCCTTTTCTCCCAACAGATTAATATTGGCCATCTTTTCCATTGAAAGCATATCTTTTGGTTTTGCATAATCTCTTCCAAGTTTCTGGGTGGCTGCCTGAAATACTCCCATGGTGCCAGCATCTGCAAGTTTATTTCCAGATAGATTACCTCCATGAAGGTCTCTATCTCCTCTTAGATTTGCTGCTACTAACTGTCTAAAATATTCTTCCTTGCTAAACTTGCCACCCATATTCTTTTCAGCAAATTTAGCATCAAATGGGGATTCAAGAACAATAATTTTTCTTTTTCCAGAAGGATCTAAGGGATCACGCATTGTTCTAATTGTTTGCATTGGTGCATCAAGGCCGTGTGCCTGTCTTGCTATCACCGTTGCTCTTTGTTCTGCAAGAGCAGCCTTTTCGTCTACCATTGGCTTTACAAATACTTTATCTCCATTTGGCTTTTGATACATACCGCCAATACCAGGAACTGGGAAACTTCTTCCAGATGAGTCTGCAATTTTTCTACCAAAGTCAGTTGGGGCCATTGATCCAAATCTACTATTTTTTGCTGCTTCTGCAACTTGCTTTAGTGTTAACTCTTGCTGCATTCTCTTTGTTACTGCATCAAAAGACTTTGGCATTCCTAAAAATAGTGGTTGAGAAGAAGATTGAGATTTTCTATATGCATCAATTTGTGGTTTAATCCAAGGATACTTGTCCAAGTTTCTTTGACGTTGTTCAGCACGTCTTGCATCTTGTGCTTTTCTAATTGATTCTAATTGAGGAGAAAGCGTTCTTGATACCTGTGCTCCCTTTGCTGCTGGCAACTTTCCAGCCATATGTCCTGGAACACTATCGGTAAATATTGCCTTAAGAAGTCCATGATGCTTTTCAGTTAACTTTGCTGGAATAACTGCTTCACCTGGAGCAAGCATTGCTGGTTGAATATCTCCAGCACCCTTTGGTCCTGGAACTGTTAGAACTCCGTCTTTATACTTTTTTACTTTTAGTCCAGCCTTGGCTGCCGTTGCTCCTGCTTTACCACCTGTAAATAGCCCAGGGCTTGATGCTGCAAGAGTTCTTGCTTGAGATGCTGCTGTCTGATAAGCCCTTCCAAGTGCTTCTACGGATGCTCTTTCTACTCCAAATACCTGAATAAGTTTTTGATGAGCACCGTGAAGTGCATTAGACTGTACTGTATTTTCAAGTTGATCTTGAGTTAAATAGTCAAACCCTGAACCAAGTAACTTAGTCTGCCCATTTAGTTTAGCAATTCCACCACGAAGCATTGCAAAGAATTTGATTACGTTTGCAACACCGTTAGCAAGCAAACCAAATGTCATAAGAACTACTGGTCCTATTCCGCCAAGTACTGCAAGCATAATGGTTACAAACTTCTTTGTTCCATCACTAAGATTATTGAACTTCTCCATTAACCCGCCAAAGAATTTAACTACTGGAGTAAGGGCTTCTAGGAATGCCTTTCCTAAAGGCATTATTTCTACTTTAAACTTTTCAATTGCTGCCTGGAATTTTACTCCGACTGCATCTTCAACTTTTCCTAATTCTCGCTCAGATAGGATTGCAAGATCTTGAACAGATGCTCCAGCAAGTGCTAATGTTCTACTTGCTTGAGATCCATCTGCTGTTATATTCTGAAATAAAGTTGATAGACGAGCAAACTGGAACTTACCGAACATCTGCTCAATTGCTCTTGCACGGTTAAGTGGATCAAGAGTATCAAGTGCTTGTGCAAAACCAATAACAGTATTCTTTAGATTTCCAGCATTCTGTTCAACAATTCCTTGTACGTTAATACCCATACCAGCAAGCATTGCTGATGCTTTCTTGGTTGGGTTAATTAATGCTGCAAGACCAGACTTTAGTGCGTTGGCACCTTCTGATGCATTAATTCCGCCTTCCTTCATTGCTGTAAGGAAGAATGCAAGATCTTCTACAGAACCACCAAGTTGCTTAACAACTGGTGCTGCTTTAGGAATAGCAATTGTTAAATCTTCAATAGAAAGGACTGTCTGGTTTTCTACTGCGTTAAGGAAATCAATTTTCTTTGCAAGGTCTTCTGCTGCGATGCCAAAAGAGTTAGTCAATGATATTGTTGTTTCAAGTGCTTGCTGTTGATCAACTTGACCAAGAACTGCTAACTTAGTTGCTGTCTTTACTTGCTCTTCAAGTGCCCTGCCAGAAAAACCTGCAGCAGCAGCCTTGGCTGCCATTGCCATTGTGTCTTTTACTGATAGACCAAACTTTGTGTACTCAACACCAATTCGTTTAATATTTTCAACTGCTGTATTTGCCTCTGCGTCAGAGGTCATCATGTTTCCATAAACACGTCTAAAGTTAACTGTTTCTTTTTCTAGTTCTCTAAAAGCCTTCGATGCTGCACCCATAAACATCATTAATGGTATTGTCAAACCAACCATTAACTGACGACCAGCCCACTGCATATTCTTACCGTAATTTAGAAGGCTAGTAGAGCCTTGCTTTAATAATTGATTAAGAAGTTGCTGTCTCTGTGCTGCGTATTGTATGCGTGTACCAAGTTCTGTAAACTTACCATTAGTCATTGCAAGGGTTCTTGGCATTACCCTGATCGCATCGACAAGCCCTCCGTTAGCCTTTGCCAACTGAATATACTGAGACTGAATTGCCTTTACTCTGTCACGTCTTGCACGGTTAAAGATTTCACGCTCTGCTGCAAAAGCACGACTAAAAACCTTAGTGTTGGCAGTTGCAGCAGCAGCGGAATATCTGAAGTATTGCTTAAGGCTTAACTGGTTTTTTTCTAGTGCAGAGGTGAAAGCATGTGTACTAGTTTGCGCCCTAATCTGACTTGCAGAAAACTGCCCAGTCGCATTTATAGACTGAAGCATTGCAGCATTTAAACCCTTTTGGGCATTTGCTGCTGCAACGTTACCTTGTGCTAGGGATTGATGAAATTTACTAAGTGCTCCTTGGAGTCTACGCAACTCTGCCAGCGCACCAGCGGTGTCAAAATGTATACCTATGTTAGCATTTACATCAGACACTATTCATAACACCCCTTTTCATTTTTTGTCTATCGAATTGAATTTACAATATTTGCTGTATCACCAAGATTGATTCCTGCTGCTACTTCAATAATTTTATATACCGTTGGAAGATCTAAGATTTCTTCTAGGTTTTCTCTATCTTCTGCGATATCTGCCTTGTACTGCTTTAGGGCAATCTGTACGCAATCAACTAATACATCCATTGACTTTTCGTTATCATCTGCCACTGTCGCCAATTCTCCAAAGCGCTTCATGAAAGGCTTAAGAAGAGACAGTTTAAGTGGTCTTACTTCAATCGTTGTTCCATCAAGAAATGATATTTCATTTTTCTCTTGAGTCTTTGCTGCCATTGTATTTCCCCCTTGTGGTAGTAATTAATTATACCACGCTGAGAGCCTATTTTTAACTAAATTGTTTCGTACTCTAGACCCATATTTATACCAAAACCAGCCTGCTTTGCCTTTATTCCTTGATAAGAAAGGATATCATTTGCATCTCTTGCTTCGCCTTTACCGAATACTCTTGACTTCATTTCTTCCCATTCATCTTTTTTGCCAAGACTCTTATCTAAATCTACCCCTTGCATTGCTGCTAAAAACTTATTATGTCGATATTCCTGGTCTCTTTTTGCTGCCAAGGTAGCAGACAGTTCTGGCATTGACAAAGATAGTTCTAGTTCTTCGTAGTCTTTCCATATACCAAGAAGAAACACTTCTGATTCTAATGCTGCAAGATCTAAGCCTTCCCAAGATGTACCGCTTTCTTTTGCCTGCTCTACAACTGGCTCTTCTTCTTTTTCGTTTATTTTGATTCCAGCAGCAATCGCTAGTATTTCGTATACCGTTGGCATATCTAAATTATCTTGGATATCTTCTACACTATTAGATATTTGAGGATAGTATTGTTTCATAGATATTCTTACACACTCTGATAATGCTTCCATACCTTCTTCATCATTTTTAGATTCCTTGACAACTTCAAAAGCAATCATAAACTCTCTTAAGTATTTTATTTTTAATGGAGAAACCTCAACAGGAGTATCATCAATTAAATGAATAGTCAAAGAGTCGTATATTTTTGTTGTCATAAAACAAGTATACCAAACAGAAAAGCCCAATCTCGAAAGACTGGGCTATCTGCTTTATTAAGTTGTATTATGCTAGATCTGTACGGTCTACGATCTTGCCGTATGAACCGTCATTGTTTGGTAGCAAACGGAATGAAACTTCAAACATTGAAGCCTCGTCACGCTTTGATGATACAGAAACATTCTCAATTGAGATTGCACGGTATGCTGAGTAAATACGCTCAACAGCCTTGTCTGCTCCACCATAACCTGAACCTACTGCAATAAGACCACGCTCAACTGGGACATCGCCCAAGTCTCCTGCAGAAATATCAAGTGTAACCTTATCAAGATCTGAGTCATCTAGATCTGCGTCTGGACGAGCAATTGCAATTAGCAAGTTTTCTAGAGTTGCCTCTGCGAAAGATGTTGCCATTGTTACCTGCATGCCCTGCTTAAATAGTTTTGCTACGTCAAGAACCTGATCCACGTTAACTTCACCGAAGTCTGGTTGGAACTGTAGTTCTAGTCCGTTGCTTGTATAACCAACATTTGTAAAACCTGTTGGACCTGAAGTTGCTGATAGTGTATCAACATACTTTGTCCCAGGTACGAATGCTGGTGTTGTTGCCATAGTTCCAGTTGCGTTCTTTACGAACAGTGCTGCTGCACCAACAATAATGTTGCTGGAATTACCTTTTTGATATGCCATGCTTCCACCTCTTTTTCCTTGTTAGAATTTGAAGCGCTTGTTTCCTCGTTCTTATTATATCACCATTTTTACTAGTCTGATTTGTGCCAGTCGTAGTCGATGATCATCTTATTCCCCGCATATGTTCGGGCTGTTCCGAAATCAATGATATCTCTTACTTCTTCTAGTTGATAGATCTTAAAATGATGGAAGAATACAGGCTTAGATTCTGCTGACCATAGTCCTACATTTTCTCTTGCCCAGTTGTTAATTTCTTCTGCAGACTCATCTCCAGAGTCTAGTAGGTCGCTGACATACTGCTGGATGTGAACCATTTGCTCCTGTGGAAGCATTGTTGCATTACCTGTAGCATAAAAGTAGTATAAGACCTGCTCACACTTTATATGTGGAAATGGGCCTCTACGCATTCTAAACATTCTGTCATATACCGCAAAAAGTCCATTGCTGTTTGGAAAAGTCTGTGTCAAAGAGTCAATGTCTGTTGGAAGAGTTGGAAAGAAATATGTTGCCTCTCCAGTTCCAAATCTTTCATCTATCTTTGCTGCAAGATACTTATTGATTATACTTGGTGGATGATGTATTAGTGCTGACATTATTTAACTCCTATCAAACTTGCATTAGCAATCCAGCGATACCCTGTTTTTATCCCTTGAGATCTTCCAGACTTGCTTCCTGCTGGCAGATCTTTTTTGTATGCTTTTGGATATTTAAACTGTTTAGATAAACCACTTGTTTTTAAAAATGATTGACGGAAATATACTCCAAAGAATTCATTGATTACTTTTTCAAACTGACCCTTTGTTTCTCCTCCAGGATTAGTAACTACAACGGGGTTTGATGTAAATATTTGCTCTCCGTCAATATCAAAAGACAGAACGTTTGCTTTCTTTGGCTTAATTGTTACGGGAAGACCTGCTTCCATAATCTTTGCTTTGTCAGAAAATGGAACGTTAGAACCTTCTTTTATAGATGTTGATTGGCGTAGATTTGATTTAAAAGAAATTCCAAGAGGACTAATTGTATAGTCTATGTCAAACAATCTTGCTTTTGGACTACCAGTCAGTGTCCATTCATAAACGTGGTGTAAAAGTTCTGGCGTAACTCTAGCATTTGAATCAATATACTGTGAAGCAAGTTCAACAATCTGTGGGGCTAAGTCATTAAATAATTGCGTCTTTCCTTTTTGAACTCCATCTAGAAATCCAAAAGAATAAGACATAATGTTGTCCATTTCTTTTTTAAATCTTTTACTTTCTGTAGTAACTCTCATAGGTCACCTGTTTGATTTTCTGATCTACGAATAATTATTCTATAGTATTCAATACTGCCAAAGGCTCCAGTTACAGGTTCAAATGTTGCAATTTCAAATAGTGTTGGCTTTCCAACTCTCGGTCCAGATGTTTCAAGAAATATCCTGTTTCCAGTTTGATCAGAAATATCTGTAAGCAATATATTTGTCATTGCCTGAGCATCTTCTCTGCTTGAAAAACGAATATCGCTTTTTGTTCTTCCAACCAAAATTGAGTTTGTTGTTATATTTACATTAGGCTTAACTTCTTCTTTAAATGCTGATCCGCCAGATGTGAAGTTGCAGGCTACTGTTCTGTCTAATATCCATTGCTTTTTAATTGCTCCATAATTTCCTTGCTCAACTATTGGGTAGTATAAAGACGCTTGCATTGGAAACATAAAGTCTGGATCTTCGCACACGGCCATTATAAAACCCCAATTTTTTTAATAGACTTTGCATACTTTGAAAGTATTTTGTCTACAATTATATTTCCTGTTCCCTCAAAAAGACCTTTATCAAATTGTATTTTAAATTGGTCTGTATTATATGATGAAATATATCTCTTATAGTAGTCTAATTTTCCACAATCAATATCATGAATTAACATCTCTGTAGCACGTCTTATATCTGATGGAACAGTTTCGTATCCGTGCTCAACAACAAATCGATAATCCCAGCCTCTTGCAAAACCACGATAAATAAATGTTGTATCAATTGTATCTGATTGTCCAGCAGGAATAATAATTGGAGCGCCTTCCATTCTGTCAATTAAGTCTGAAGAAGACTCAACAATTGCAGATTTGTCTGGAGTCACAGAATAAGATCTGTCTTCAACAAGAACATTGTTTTCATATACTGCTAATATTTTCTTTACATTATCCCAAACTGGAACATAGTCAGAACCATTTCCTGATACCTCTAAAACCTTTTTTTCATAGTAAAATCCTTCTGGGATTACTGAATCAATCACTGCTCTTGCAATTTCTTCTTTAAGTGCATACTCCGCAATTTCGGATGCAGTTGTTCCGTTGTCTTCTGGGTTTGAGTATGGTCTAATTATTTCATAAAACTCTTCGTAAACTAAATTTGTAGCATCAGAACTATCATTAGCAAAAACTTCTATTTTATAGTCATTATCATGTCTTCCTGAAACTGATGAGGATAGTCTTGCCCCTGTTTGAGGATTTGCATATGTTGTCTCTGTTACTGAAAGATCCGCCATATCTATTACTTTTACAACAAAGTCGTCAGACCCAATTGGCACCAAATAGTGCTCTATAAAAATAACATCATATGGCGGAACTCTCAATATTTCCATATTAGTTTTCCAATGCTGCTTTTAGTTCATCTGGTGTTGCAAGTCTAATATGATCACGAGACAACCACTTATCAGCAGCAGCCTTAGTAACAATATTAAATCCACGATAAACCTTGCCAGCCTCTGGCCATGAAACATTTCTTGTAGAATGAATTGCGACCTTGTCAGAATTATCAGCCTTTGGAGCGTCTGATGGCTTTGGACCATCTGCTGCCATTGAACCAATAGCACCACTCTTTAGAAAGCCTAGAGCCTGATCAGGAGCCTTTGGGGCCTCTGCTACAACTGGTGTTGGATCTTCAACAGGAAGAGTTCTTGGCTCTACCGCAATTTCTACAACTGGTGTTTCTACAACCTCTGGTGCTGGAGTTTCTACAACTTCTTCTACTGGAAGAACTGTTGAATCTTCTGTTACGTTTTCATTAAAATTATTTTCCATTATATCCTCCTTGTTTGTATTATATCATTAAAGTATTAAGGGGGACAGGAGAGTGAACTCCCGCCCCCCATTAAAGGTACTGTTTACAGATTATGCATCTGCAGCAGCGTCAGCGAATGCAATTGCATCCTCTTCTTCCCACTGAATACCAAAGCGGACGAATACTGTGTACTCAATTGTGTCCTTCTTTGCTACGTATTCACGGTTTACAGTGATGTCACGCTGGAATCCCCATACACGGTTTGCAGGGAATGTCAAGTCGATATAGCCTGCTGGGTAGTAAGGAACTTCCTGAACTTCAATTCCGAGAACACGAGTTGTACGTGCTCCACCGAATGTCTGTCCAATACCATCAAGGTATGATTGGCGGTTTGCCTGGGTTGATCCTGGCATCTGGCCTGCAAATGCTTCTGCTACTGCATCAGCAAGTGTACCGTTGTTCTTAACGATTCCACCGAATGCATCTGTACCTGCGTAGAACTTAAGATTGTTCTTAAGTGCACGGTACTTGCGTGGCATTGCATTGATGATGCCCTGCATTACATCAGGTGTCCAAGCATTATCTGCTACGGTTACTACTGACTCATGTGCATCTCCGTTTGTCTTTACCTTCTTGATAAAGCCTGGCATGATTGACAAGAATGCTCCTGTTGCACCATCACCATTGATAGCGAGATCTTCGATATCATTTGCGAATGCGTTGGTCATCAAGCGTACTAAGTGATCTTCTAGAGCGTCACCTTCTACACCATCTTCCAATGATTCTGCTGTTACTTCCCAATCAAGACGAATCTTCTTGGTAGTAAGTTCAACCTTAGAGAATGTTGCACCTGTGTTTGTGTAGTTACCAACTGCTTGCGCTGCTGCACGAATTACACGCTCACCGACATTTACCTTCTCAAGTTCCATAGAATTAGCCTTCATTGTTACACGACGGCCATCCTTTGCTAATACTGTAGCGTCCCAAACATAGTCGATAAAACGACGTGCCTGCTCGGGGCGCAAAATTCCAGAAGCCGCTGAACCACTAGGGTTAACAGCATTTGCTCCGCTTGTTGATCCAAGAGTTGCTGTTGGAATATTACCAAGTGTCGATGCACCTGGATCTGTTACTCCACCAACACCACCTGATGCGAAAGCACCTTGGCCTTGGTACAGACCTGGATTTGTTCCTCCTAGATTTGCACTCTCGCCTGGCTGGTTTTTGATTATTTCTTCTGACATATTGTCACCTCCTAGTGATTTGTTCATTTGAATAGATCGGCTGTTTTGAGGAAACTACCGCCCCATAGGGATTTTTCAACCATTTCAGGTTGAGACTGTAAGATATCGCCGATATCTCCAGACTTTCGGAATGCGGTTTCTGCTTCCACAGCGTCTACTCGTTTTCCAAATTCATTAAATTCACCTGAAACTGCTGCAATATCTTTTGCAACTGCTTCGAATGAACTCTTTACTGTATCAACATCTACCTTTGAAGACTTAAGAAGTTCTACTTCTGCTTGCAAAGACTTAACTGTTGACAATAGATCGCTAAAGGCTGATGTTAGATTATTCTTGATTTCGGTAATTGCTTCAGCAACTACGTCATCTGACTTAGATACATCTGCGTCTGCGTCTGCTACTTCTTCAACTGTTTCTGCAACTGGTGCTTCTTCAGTCTCTGCTGCTGGTGCTTCATCTGATTTAACAACATCTGTTGTTTCAATCTCTTCTGCCTTTGCAACCTCTTCTGTAACTTCTTCAACCACGGCATCTGCCTCTGGAGCGACCACAACATCTTCAACTACATCAGTCTTTTCAACTTTTGCTTTTGCTTTTGTCATAGGACTTACCTCCTTGTTAATCTTAGAAGTATTAATGCCTTTAGCACTATCAACTAAGAATTTTATCATTTCTATTTTTTCATTATCCGTTTTTTCAACGAACCCTATATTTTCCATTGCTTCTCCAGAAGTTGGGCTGACTTCGGATTCATTTTCTGAAACCATAACGATACCAGATTCTTTATCATAAAAAACATTTTCTAATACTGTTTCATCTGCTTTAATAACATCTACGCCATCAACTTTTTCAACAGAAACAATATTTGCAAATTGATTTGCTGGTGAATCTACAAGACTTAACTCTACCAAATCATATTGCTTAATAATTCTAATTTGTGTGTCTGACTTTTCATCATATCCGTCATCCCACTTATTCATTCTTCCGCCAATAGAAAAACCAGCAAGAGTTCCATCTAGAACTTTTTCCCAAGTATCTTGTGCACCCTTTGAAACATATGCAGATACAAATACTCCATTATAGAATTTCTTTGTTTCTGGATCAAAGTACTTTTCTGCTTTGAAGTCTACCATCTTGCCTACTGCTAATGGCTGATGCATTTCTCTAATGTTCCCACGGAATTTTGCAAATGCTTCCATGGATGCTTCTGCTGTTACAATATCATTTTGCTTATCAATGTTATCAAGGGACGCAAAACCAGATACGGTACGTCGCTCTTTGTCTACCTTGCTAAAAGGCATTGAAAGACGCAGATTGTCCCCATCTGAATTCCAATGGGCCTTGGATATATTGCTCACCATCATATTATAAACCCCTTTTAACAATTATATCACAATGTGGACAAATCGGGCATTAGGGAGTTTTTCTTCCCTCTCCCTTTGGGCCTCTTCCAGCAACTGTTGATGTGCTGTCTGAATTATTATTTGTTCGTTCCGAATCTCTTGCTCTTGTTGTATTTGCCTCTGCTGCTGCAGCAGGCTTGAGTTCAAGAACTTCATCTCCACCCTCACGCTGTGGCATATCAAGAACAACACGTGCCTCATTTGGAGTCATGATTTGATTTTTGACATAGCGTTCAAGAATTTGAGACTGAGCAATTTCATCTGTAAGGGTGAGTTCATTAAATGTAAACTCAAGAATATCTGTCTTTTCTCTAATGACTTTATTGATCATTTTCTCAAGTTGTCGCTGGGCTGGTCTTGCTACCTGCTCCTTAAAGGTGCGATCCTGTGCAAGTGCTGCTGCAATAGATCCAGAATCGCCACCTCCAAGTTTAGATAGTGGCACTTGATGTGCTACCAGGATATCATCACGGTTTTGTTTACGATACTCTTTAAATGAGCCGTCTTGTATACCGTCTTCGATGGGATCCATCTTGAATTCAACTTTATTTGTATCGCTATCTCCTGGTAGTGGAATATATAGCGTTCTGTGTGATTGACCTTTTAGACTTGTCTGTAAGAATCTAAACATCTTATCTTCTGCGTCACTTGATAGTTTAGCACCCTTTAAAGTAATAACATATCTTGGCACTGCCTTGTTAGCAAAATAATCAATATTGTACTGAGACGCAAGAGAATCTCCATGTAGAGAATTTATTGCAGACATAATATCTGGCACACCATAAAATGTATTTAATGGTGAGTATTGTTTAAAATGAATAATCTCATTTGGTCTTGCATCGGTAGTTAATGGATTCTGATTCTTTGCACCAAAGTTACGGAAGTAAACAATCTTATTTCCAATAATCTGAACATATCCATCTTTAATTCTTCTAACTCTCATAGTTGTGGAAGGAATATGTCCTACATATCCAATCTCTCCACGAGTAGTTCTGCCAATTTCTAGATATCCGTTACCTGTAGACTGTAGGTCTGTGTAAACTTTTTCCATTGTTGCAGTAAAAGAATCGTCATCATTTAATGACTCTAGCCAGTCTCTTACTTCAATCTTTGCTCTTTCAATTCTCTTACGTGCTTTTTGTGTAGCACTGTTATCTTCTGAAGATTCAAGCCTTAACATTGTTCTTGGAGAAACCTTGAACTCATATCCAAGTCCAACAATGTTTTCTACCTTGGCATCGATTGCTGCGTGGTTTGCAAATGATGTGTCATAGTAGTTTGCCAATTCATAAAGGTTCCATGGTGGTGTGATAACATCAAACATTCCATAGCCGTTTACATATACTAGGCCTGGGTTTATTTCTTTTGACTGTGCTCCGTCAATACCGCTTTTTCCAGCAAGTGCTGCTGTCGTGTATTGGGTTGTTGGCTCAACCATTTTTGTTGAAGTTCTACTTATACGTCTTTTAAAATTTGCTTCTAGTCCATCAAGGCCTTTTAGAGTATCCCAGTTTCCGTTAAAAGGATCTGATTTTGAAAACAAGTCTTCTGCTCTATTTGATTCATCAATACTTGCTCCGATGATGTATTCGTTATCTTCTGACATTAGTCTTCCTCTCCATAAAGAGCGATTGTGTCTTTGGCTGCTTGAACAGCACCAAGATCGTTTAGGTTTGGAAGAAGTCCAGACTTCATACGATCTACTTGTTCAGAATATTCTTCTTCTGAAACCCTTGTTAACCCTGGAACAAATACGCAAGTTCCGTCTCCTGGATCTCCATAATACATTGCAGTCTTTTTTAATTCTGCCATTCTAGAAATATCATTTTTGTCTGAGGGAATGTTTAGAACAGAGCCATTTCCGTCTGTAAACCACTTGCCATTTGCCTTTTTGTATACATATAAACCCCAGTCATAGTTCTTTTCAATGACTTGGCGTCTTACATTCTTTACAATTGGTTGACCAGTTTTTGGGTCTATTAGTGAATCCATAACCACAAGTATACCATACTAGATTGCACTTAGGGTTTGCGCTGACCAGCCTACATCCGTAGCAATTAAATAATCATAATCTTTTAACGTAAACATGGAATCTGAATCAATAATAACCTTATTTGTTCCAACATAACTCTTATAAATATCAGAAGGGTCTACTCCGTAGTAAGATTTTGAAGAAAGAACAAGAACTCCGTTCCATAATGCTGGGTACCAAAAAGTCCATGGGTACTCTCCTTGGGGAGAATATCTAACTCTAAACCAAAGTCTTTTATTTGTTTTTTGAACTTCTTGTAGGTTTGTTGATTGATAATAAGAAATTGTGTTCATCATCAATGGACCGTTTATGTGAAGATATCCAGGAGTCCCATAGAAGTAAAGTAGTTCTGGGAAAGATATTCCAAGAAATGCCCACTCATCTATAGAAATAACTGGATTTGAGACAAGGGTTCCATTTAGATAAAATCCAACCCCATCCTCAAGTGCTCCAGTCTTTGCATTTATAGCATAGATCTTTGCACGACTACCATCTGGATTATTTGCAACTAGATAAAATTTAATGTGCTTGTTTGAAGCCTTAATCTCAAACACTTCAACTTCTGAAAAAGGAAATGTATCATCTGAATATTTAATGCATGCCTGAAGAACCATAAGGTTATAGTCTGCAGATTTTGTTTTATTAAGTGGTATGGAAATACCACGATTAATATTTGGGTTGTTTTGCCCTCTTAGTTCGATACCGCTTCTTTTTGTTAGGTATAGATATGGAGAACTTCCTTTGTATATGGAGAATGGGTTATTAGATTTGTAGTCATAATAACTTCCAGTCTTTGTATAAGGATACATTGGTATTCCAAATCTTGTTCCTACGGCATTTGGAGATGTATCGTTTAATGCCTGAGAAGAGTATTGCAAAAATTTAAGCATAGGCTTTTTTATTTTAGAATCTTTAATAAAAAAGTCAAGATGTGTAACGATAGATATGTCATTTACGCTTGATGATTTTGGAGGATAGATGATTGAGTTATTAACAACTTCATACTTTGTATTTATCCAGTCTGTGTCTGGATAGATAATTCCATCTTTAGCAATAGACTGAGTATTTTCAAAAAACAGATCAGGCTGATTATAAGAGGATGAGGAAAATTTAAAAGATATATATGACTTTAGTATTGAGTCTGTTGTGTCATAGGTATAAGTTTTAACTGCGTTATTTTTTAAATCATCATAATCATCATATCCAGTATAAAGATGATTATCTAATGAAGAATATTTCTGTGATATTGGAATTGAATATGTTTCGTATAAAGAAGCAATTGTTTCTGTTGTTCCTTCTACTGACACTCTTTCTCCATATTTCCAAAAACCCAAAGAAGTCTCACTCTGTTTTAACTTGCCTGGTGAATCGTAGTCTATATTAAACTGAATAAAATCAAGATTATAATATTCATCTCCTCTTGCATCTTTAACATATGTTGCTAAATTTGATAACGGTATTGAGTCTTCCCAATATCCATTAATATCTATACCTAGCCTAAAGGAATCAAAATCTTGTTTTGGAAGAATTGTGCAACTTGCCATGTGGCTTAAAAGCCTATTGCCTGTAAGCGATGAATAGTTTATGGGTAAGCCAGTTTCATTAAAAAGATCTTTTATCTTTAATGCATTTCTTGCATTACAAAATCCAAAAGCATATATATTTCCAGTAAAAGTGTTAACAAATGTTTTTGTTCCTCCAACATAAAGAGAAAGAGACCCAATATTACCAAAAAAAGAAGAAACGTTCTGTGCATAGTAGTTAGATAAAACCCTGATGTCTATTCCTACAGAAAAAATATCATTAACTGAAATATTGTTTGTAGACGTATACAGAATTTCTTCTTGTCCACCATAGTTAAGGCTGTACCTAACTCTACTGCCAACAAAATCTATTGAAAAATAATTACCAGAAATATCATCACTAATTTTAATTAAGCATTGAGTTCCTTCTGCTGTCTTTGCTTTAAATACTCCGTAAAGAATGTTAACTTCATCATTTAAAAAACTCAAAGAGTTATATCTTAAATATCCATTTTCTAAAGCCCAATCATTTGTTGGTCTAAACGTAATAAAGTTTTTAGACTCATTCTGTTCTGGTAAACATGAGGAAAAAAGACTTGATTCTGTTTTACTAGATAAAAATATTTCAGGAAGAGGATATTCTGGAACTGTCAACTTATTGTTATTAACAGAAAGATTATTTGAAATTCCTTGCGACCAAGTTCCAAGAGATGGGTATGAATAATTGTTTGCATAATTAGCAAAAGCATAGTCTACATAAACTGAAGAACCGCTATAAGCAGTATTAATATTTTCTGGAAACTCAACTCCTTGTCCATAGACAAATCTTATCTTTCCAAGTTGATCGGATATCTCGTATGGATAAAGCCCAACACAGTCAATAGAAATATTTGGAATATCCTCATATGCGTAAAAACCAATCCAGTCTTGGTCTTTACCATTTAAATCAAGTTTATTTTGTGGAACATAAGATTCTTCTGTCAATAACACATCTATAACCTTTTCTCCATTTAGAGATAGTGTTGCTCTGTTCTTGCTAACAAAAAAATGAAACAGCATTGGTCTTCCCCACTCTGCAACATAGTGAGTTTGATAGTTAGATCCAATCTTAATGCCAACAAAATTTCCATCAACATAGATTCCATCTTCAGAGTTTAATGGTCCAACAATTCTTTTTCTATCGTATGTTTTAGAATTAATATTTGCCCAAAACTCTAGAGTATACTGATTGTTTTTACCAGACTGGTTTAAAAATCCGTTTGCAGGCAAGATTAAGGATGGGCTGCCATTATTATAATAAATTTGAGTTGAGTTTTGTGAACCATAAACAATAGGAACTCCAAAGTTTTTTGCTTTTAAATTCATTGAGCCATTAAGCAAATAGTATCCTTTTTGATCTGATCTAGAATACGCAAAAGCCTCAATACCTTTTGTAATGGTTGTAGATATTGTTGTAGGTACTGTTACTACAGAACTACCTAAAGATTCTGAACTAAACTCTTCACACCATTGTCCGAAACTAAAACCATTAATTAAAACCTCTATATTGCTGTTACCTCCATCACCAAAATAATCAATTTCAAAGACAAGTCTTACTGTCACGGCGTCATCTGGAATTCTAAAGGTTTCTCCGATAAAAAGCCAAGAGTCAGTTATAGAGGTCTCAAAAGATTTTAATTTTTTAACAACTGTTCCAGAAGCCTCATCATTATATTCATAACCAATTGAGAATGTAGAAGCATTTTGGCTTAATGATTTAAAGTATGTTCCTACAGCAAAAGTCTTTAAAGATTGATCAAGTTCTTTAAAGTTTTTTAAATCCTTGCTAACATATCTTGTTATTCCTTTAGCGTTTATGGCTAGTGGTCTTGCTTTTATTTTTGTTACAATACTTGAAGGGAATGGAGCATCTTCTGTTACAAACAAGGTTTTTTGACTAGAGTCTATATTTTGGTCAGGATCTACATCCCAAAAGTTTAAACCTCTTTGTATTTCTGAAATTTGAGAAACGTAATCTGCTTTGTCATCTAAAGACCATAGGACAGTCGGTTGCTGTGCAAACACTTTTTCTGCATATAAATTTGAAGCAATAGACATAGGTCCTCCTAGTCTATTTTATCATACAATGCGGGTAAACCAACGTGGTGTTGTGTATCGTATTCCATCTTGAATTCCCCGAACTCCGTGCACATAGTCTGGATTGTCTGGGAAGCAAAGAAGATCTCCTGGCTCAGGCTTATGAGATATACCTAATGCTGGGAAATATATATCTCCACCAGTATAGTCGTCATTAAGATAAAGAATTGTTGCAATATCATTTGGTCTATTCATATCATAATGCTCGTGCATGCCCTCACCTGGAGTAAACTTTGCAATATGTGTTTTTTCATCTAAGAAAGGCTGAAATGGCCCTTCATAATTTTCAAGAACAAAATCATAAACCTTTTTAGCATACTCTTGCAAAACATCTAAAGAAGACTGATCATTTCTTTGTATTTCGTGATATGTATGTACTGTAAACTCTTTTTCGCCATTTCCATACTCAGTAAAAAGAAGTGTATGTGCTTTTGAGTATTCTGTAATAGACATTGCCAAATTCTTTGGCATAAACTCTTTTACATATATTACTTTTGATTTTAAATCTTCCATTATTTCACCTTAATTTCGCAATAGTCTGTTGTGCAATATGCTTCACCCTGAGCCTCAAGATTATCTACACCGTCGTAAATTGCTCCAAAGTCAATGTGCTTCAATTTGCCAATATAACCATTATACTCCTCTTCAGTAATCTGAGTATATGGTTGCTGAGGATATGTATGATTTCCCATTGGTAGGAACGAAACAGCCTTCAATTGCCCTTCGTACATATGTAGTGCTGGAGCAACGTGCTTTGATTCTGTTTCCTTGTCAAAAGATAGTGTTACAGAAACTCCATTGTCTGACCAGTACTTCTGAGCAGTTGCAGCAAGGGCAATCTTTTCAAATAATGTTACATCCTTTTCAGAACGTTTTTGTCCTGACTTAATTGGGAAATAAACTACAGATGTATTTGCTGAGACTACGTCTTTTTCAACGTTATAATTTGCTGCCTTGAATAAATGCAGCATTGGATCTGTATCACCAAAACGGACTGCACGTAAGAAGAATTCTCCTCCAGGACCCCAGTGAACTCCAGGAGTTGCACCAGAAAGAATTGATACTGATCCTGATGGCTTAACTGTTGTTACACGAATTGATTCACGAACACATAGCCATTCTGAATACTGGTGATCATAGTGACGGATCTTGTTATACCCTTCATCCATCCATTCACGAACTGCTGGCAAACCTTTTTGATCTGCAAATGATGCAATACCAGTAAGGGATGTACCAATACGACGATTACGTTGCATGATACCGTTTGTTTGTGGCCAGTGTGTTGGAAGAAGAGTGACAGTCTTGCCATATAGGTAAGCAAACTTTAATGTCTTGAGGAAGTCCTCCTTAGATTCATGACGATTCAAGTGCACTTCTACAAGTGTACATAATTCATATGACTCTAATGGCTGCTCCGCACAAGGATTAAAGCCCATAACACGATAGTCTTTTCCATCTGCGGGATCTGCAAGACGACCATAATTACGAGCAACATCAAGCCAAATAAATCCTGGCTCTCCATTGTTAACAATTAGATCAGTATATTTTTCATATTCCATTCCAACTGTTGCAGAAATTGAGTTATTTGACATCCAAGCCCAACCTGGATTTTCTGGATCAAAAGAGTTACGCTCTGGAAAAACTTCAGCATTTTTAAGATTAATAAAATCTTCGTCTCCTGCTGCTCCTAAAGCAAGAGTTGCAGAACGACGAACATTGCCAGAAACAACACATGTACCAATAAGGTTAATTATGTCTGTGATAGCACGAGAATCTAAGGTTTCTCCTACTCTACCGCCAATTACACGATCTACCTGTGTATGTAGTTGAATAAGGGGTGCTGGACCGCTGGCGACCCCTCCAAAGCCTTTAATGGGTGCTCCTAGAGGTCTGATAAGGTCGTAGTTAAACTTTTGAATAGACTGATTTGGTCTTAGGTAAGAATTAAGAAGAAGTCTTACTGATTCAACCCAGCCTTCACGAGTGTCTGGAATTTCGAACACCTGTTCTGGTTCTGTTGGAGCAGAGATTAAGAAATTCTTTTCCTGTCCTACTGTATCAAACCCTACTCCGATACCAAGCATCAAAGCATCCATTACCCAAGCAAACAAGGCTCCTGGATCATTCTTATCAAGGTCCTTTGTAGAAACCATTGCACAGTTTTGGAGTGCTGCTGAGTTCTTCTTCTCCATTGTCATTGGTGTACCAAAAGTCCACATACCTCTTCCTGGTGGTGTCCACTTTAGTTCAAACATTCTTTGGAATGCTTCTTGTGCAGACTTCTGAGCCTTGTAGTCATTCCATGGTAGACGGTTTTCTTTAGCATGGTTCTTTTGAACTGAATACATACCCTCGATTACACGACGACAAACTTCGTGCCATCTTTCCTTAGTTCCATCTTCTTTCATGCGAGAATACGTACGAATAAAAGTAATTTCTCCAAGTGAATTTTCTGCTGCATCCTTAAACCCGAATGGGCTTTCTTGGCTCTTGTACTTTTCTACGAAGTCCTCTGGAAGTTTAAAACTAAAAAAATCTGACATTTGTATCGTCCTTTCAAAAACGGATTAAGGTTTAAGTATACCAGAGTTTTATAAAAAGCAAAACTCTACCTTAATGTGTAGTTGAGAGTTAAGAAAAACTCATACCTCTATCATGAGAAATAGGAAAACATCTTTCACAATAAGACTTTGATGCACTTGTAACTGGACAAGATTTAGTAACAACCTTGTGACCAAAAACAAAACATAAAATCTTTTTAGATATTAAAGTTCTACCCATAGTGAATCTACGCCAAGACTTTTTGGACAAATATCATATGCAATAGTGATTCTGCTTTTTTCACTCCACCATAAATCTCTTGTATGAGGGTGACCAGTTTCTGAAACAATTGCTCTATTGTTAATATTAACATTGTCAAAATCTTTAACTCTATCAATTTGATAAAAAGTTACAGATGGTTCTGCATTGACACAGTAGTAACCATGAAAAACTGGAGCGCCTTGTCCACCCATATGGTCATGAAGATTCATCTTTACAGAAGACTTATCTGGATTAGCAGCAAGCCATTGCTCTTTAGTTCCAGGAAGCATTTTCTTGTCAAGGTTGTACCAACCCTTAATCGCATAGTTCTGCTCATTAAAATCAATACCGTAGTAAGCAGATGCCTCAAAGACCAAGTCTCTCAGGGTGTCTTTTAGTTTATCTAATCCTGGGTGACTATATGTGTTTTTATCAAATATATTATAGTGATGAGCCAGTTGTGTCGAAGGCCCATGATCTTCATCTACTCCAACTAGTTCTTCTTTTGGAATAAAATCTCTTTGTCCTGCAACCATCTTTTTTTGATCATCAGCAAGGTAATCAAATAAAGAATCTAAATCATTATCAATAATCTTATCAAAAAACTTATGTGGTGGTTTAGACATTGCTATCATGATAATGGGATCCAATGCTGCTCTTGGCCCATACCGTGAGTAATTAGGTCTCTTAGTGGAATAACATCATATGCAACAGTAATTCTTGGACCTTCCCAGTCCCAGTCAGCCATAGCATGTGGGTGACCCATTTCAGAAAGAATTGCCCTATTGTCAATGTTAACATTTTCAACATTCTTATCAAATACACGATAGTGTGTTGTAGATGGAGCAGCCTTTACACAATAGTATCCATGGAAGTTTGGGGCACCTTCTGGACCATGATCGTGCCAGTCTAGTTTTCCTTTACCTTTGTTGGTAATGTTAAACCATCCTTGAAGCATATATTGGTTTGCATTAAAATCAACACCATAATAGTCACATGCTTCTTTTGTCATATCGCCAATTGCCTTGTATAGGCTATAAAGTTCTTTACTGTGAAATTGGAAAACATTATATTGTCTCCACTTCATTGTTGAAACACTGTTTGACTGCTTCCATATTTCATTTTCTCCAACTGGAGTTACGCCAATAATTTCTGCTTTTTGAATTTTAGTATATCGATCTTGAAGATCTGCTGACAACTTGTTTAAATCATTACCAAGAAATCTCTCAAAAAACCTATGAGGTTGTGGAGACCTGCTTGTACTTTCCACCATCGGTGGGTAGTTTGAATTCATATTTTTCCCCTATTCAACTAGTAAATAAAGTATATCACATGCTACGCTTGTGGTGTTTGAGTCTGGTCGTACCAGTCTTTACCATCATGTGTAAGCGAGTGCTCGGTGAAGAATATGTCATAAGGCTCACAGTTAACTGTAATAACATTTACTGGGAACTCAAGAGTTTCAAGTTCAGTAACAGGTGCCCATGCTCCTAGAGAGTAATCCCAAACCATATCTGTTTGAACTATATTTTTAGCCCATTCAAATGTTGAAACTCCTTCTCTTTGTACAAGAATTAAGTGGCTTGGAGAGAATGCATCTCCATTTAGTCTAATTGTTGTATCTGTAGCATGTGTATCTATCTTGTTAATTGTTGTTACAACTTCTTCTGCTGAAGACAGATCAAACTCACTAGACCAATCGTAGATTGTTGCTGTCTGTGTATCTGAAAGTCCTGGAAGAGATATAGACTTTAGTTGATCGCCAACATTAAGGTCTTGTGCTTCTTTAAGAGTTCCGTCAGACATTCTGACCTTAGTCTTAGGTCCAAGAGAGTAGTATCCTGGGCCACGTGCTGGTGAGAATCCAAAGACACCGAATGGTGAGAATCCAAAGACACCGAATGGTGAGAATCCAAAGACACCGAATGGTGAGAATCCAAATACTGAGAATGGTGAGAATGGTGAGAATCCGAAGACACCGAATGGTGAGAATCCAAATACGTAGAAAGGAGTAAATGTAAACACTGAAAATGGTGCTACAGGTGCAAACGTAAATACGCTAAATGGAATAAATGAGAATACTCCGAATGGGGCAAACGAAAACACTCCGAATGGAGTAAACGAGAACACTGGAGCAAATGAGAATACGCCAAACGGTGTAAACGAGAATACTCCGAATGGAGCAAATGAGAATACGCCAAACGGTGTAAACGAGAATACTGGTGTAAACGAGAACACTCCAAATGGAGTAAACGAGAATACTCCGAATGGAGTAAACGAGAATGTCTGAACAGAAGCAGAAGCGGTAGAAAGTTCTGACCATCCCTTTGAGTTATAGGCACGAACACGATATGTCTGTGATGTTCCTGCTTCTTGGTTTACGTTTATTGATGTTCCAGAAGTATAAACTGTCTTTCCATCTGATGATGTAATTTCATAGTTTGTTATTGCTGCTCCGCCATTATCTGCAGGGGCTAACCAAGATACGCTATCATAGGCTGCTCCAGTTGGTGAAGATGCTGTTACTGCTGTTGGAGCATCTGGAACTGTAATAGACTCAAATGATCCACCAACAAGTTCAGAAGAGTCTCCATAAGATGCGTGAACTGCTTTTATTTTCCAAGTGTAGTTTGTACCACCACGAAGTCCAGTTGCTATAAATGGTGAAGATGTTACCCCAGCAAATGTTTTAGTTCCATAAGATGCACTGGTTGCTGTAATGGTGTAAGATGTTGGGGTTGCACCGTAGGTTGGGGGTGTAAATGTAATTGTAAACTGACCACTAAAATATGTAAAACCAGAGTTAACTACAGAAACAATTGTTGGTTCTGTTGGGCTAATCGACTGATATCTTGGAACAGCCTTTGACTGCTTTCCTGCTTTACCACCTTTACGAATTGGCATTTATTTCCCCTTTTCCTATTTGTATTTTAATTATGCTGTTAGATCGCCTGAAAGAATCCAGATATTAGTATCACGCTTTGTTAGCGTTCCACCTGAGTACTGAGCACGAAGTTTTAGTCCTGGTGTACGATAAATTGTTACTCCTGCTCCCTCTGCAATTGTTGTCTGGCCTGTTCCCTTTTGGAAAACGTCAACAGATGTTCCTATTGGAAAGGCCACTGAAGAGTTTGGTGGAACAGTTATGCTTGTTGGGCTTGAACTGTTTGTTTCAACAACATTTGTTGCATCAGATAGAGCAAGTGTATAACTTGTTGTCTGTGTATTAAATGATGACAGTGTTGCTGAATCAAGTTCAGTCTTACTTGCCTTAAGAGCAAGAGCATTTGTAATTGTAGTTGAGAAGTTTGCATCGCTACCCAGCGCTGTTGCTAACTCGTTTAATGTATTGAGAGTTCCAGGTGCTGAAGCGACTAATGCTGCAATTGCTGAGTCAGCATATGCTGTTGTTGCTATCTGAGTATTATTTGTTCCTGCTGCTGCTGTTGGGGCAGTTGGTACACCAGTAAGTGCTGGTGATGCAACTGATGCCTTCAAAGCATCTGCAGTATCTACATATGTTTTAGTAGCCAAGGCTGCTGTATCAGCAATTCCGTGGATATCTGTAGTGTCTGTAGCATGTGATGACAATGCTGAATCAGAGTATGTTTTAGTAGCAAGTGCTGATGTATCAGCAATTCCATGAACGTTTGTTGTATCATCGTTGTGCGCTGTTAGTGCTGTTCCTGCTGCAGTTGCTGCTGCAGCAATAGCGTCTGCTTCTGCTGTATCAGCGTATGACTTTGTAGCAAGAAGTGAAGTATCTGCAATTCCATGAACATCAGTTGTACTTGTGTTATGAGATCCTACTGCTGAATCAGCGTATGTCTTTGTAGCAAGGGCTGTTGTATCAGCAATACCATGAACATCAGTTGTATCTGATCCGTGAGCAAGAACTGCTGCATCTGCCTTAGCCTGTGCTCCAGAAGATGTTTCAAGAACTGAGGTATCAGCAATTCCATGAACATTTGTTGTATCTGCTGAGTGTGTTCCAAGAGCAGTAGTTGCAGCGGTATCTGCTGCTGAAATAGCCTCTGACTTTGCAGTTGCTACATTTGCTGTAGTTGCAAGAAGTGCTGTGTCAGCAATTCCATGAACATTTGTTGTATCTGTAGCATGTGTTCCAATTGCTGTATCTGTATAAGATGCTGCTGTAGTTGTTGCTGCTGTCTCTGCAGCATCTGCTGCTGAATCGGCATAAGCCTTTGTAGAAAGAAGTGCTGTGTCAGCAATTCCATGAACATTTGTTGTGTCTGCTGAGTGTAAACCAATAGATGTCTCTATTTCAGTTGCAACATAAGCGTTTCTAGAAGTTGTCATGCTTGTTTCTGATGCTGTAATTGCATCATTTACTGACGTATTTGTTGCAAGAACGGTTGTGTCTGCAATTCCATGAATGTTAGTTGTATCTGCGCTATAAGTTGTAAGTGCTGCTGAGATTGCATCGTTTACTGATGAATTTGTTGCAAGTACAGTGGTATCTGCAATACCATGAACGTTTGTTGTATCTCCATTGTGTGTAGTGATTGCATCAGAGACTACATCTCCGATCATTTCTACTGCAGAAGCGAGTTCTCCAAGAGTATCCAATGCTGCTGGAGCATTTGTGATAAGGGAGCCTAGTTGGGAGATAGGAATTTGTCCTGAGCCATTAAGTGTGGCAACACCACCAGGCTGTGCCTTTTCTGAGTCTAGTATGAAACCTGAAGTGTCGAGGTCTCCAAAATCTTTAAAATATGATAGGGCAGACCATGAGTTGGTTCCGTCGCCCATCTTGAACATGCCTGAATCGGTTTCAAAACCAATTTCACCTGCTGCTAATACTGGGTTTGCTGCAGTCCATTGTGACGCAGTACCTCTACGCTGTTGCATTCTAGTTGCCATTTATATCTCCTTATGGGTGCTGCCCATTATTCTCTTATTATAACATCAATTTATTAGTTGAAGTTATCTACTGCACTACCGCCATCGAATACTACTGTCCAAGTTGTATCACTTGGTCCACCAGCATCCAAACCTACACCCAATGGGCTATTAAAAGTTCCAGCATTATAGAACTGCGAAACAATGAAACCTGTTCCATCAATTGCAGTATCGTGAATGTGCTCTGGAAGTGTGTTTGTATCATCAATAGTTGCTTGGGTATACCAAGAACCGTTGTAATAAAAATTAATTCTACTTGTTAAAGTGTCTAACCACTGTGTTCCATTAGTTGGTGAAGAAGGAGGAGTTGGGCCTACTGCCATTGAATGACTATCAACATACTCCTTAGTTGCTGCATGTGACGCTGTTGTAGGTGTTCCTACTGTCACTGCATCTCCAAATGTACCGCCGTTTGCTACGACTAATCCATTTTTGACTCTAAAGTCTTTGTCAACTGTTGTCATTTACTGCTCCCTCTTCCAACTATTTTTATTTTTTATTACGCTACTAATGTTCCGACAACAGTTACTACTGAAGTGTTGTTGGCGGTTGTTACTAGAAGTTGTACATTTGCTCCTGAGATACCTGCAGAAATTGCTGATGCTGAACCGTTAGTTCCAACAATTCCATACTCTGTGATTGCAACGTTATCGTTGGCATCAAGTGTTAAAAGTACCTTTGAGATTTCTGTGTGATCTCCATAGGCAACCTTTACAAGATATTCTGCTGAGCGATAATCAGCCTTTGCAAAGGCATGTGCTACCTGAACTCCTGCTGTTGCTGCTTCAAGAGTTGCTGCAACCTGCTTAGCAACTGAGTTTAACTCAACTGCTGTAAAGTTTGGAACAACTGCTTCAAGAGCATCTACTGCTCTTTGTGCTGTGAAGTACTTATTTGTTGAACCTTCTGTCAGATCATTAGTTGTAGAATCTGCTACACCATTTTCTGCTGAAATTGTAAGACCATTTTCGTCACCAGTAATAGTGATGTTTGTCTTTGTAGCACCAACAATGAGTGCTGCTGCTGCAGTCTTAGCACGAGTATCTGTGAAGTAGAGACTTCCTGATTCTGCTACATCAGAAGTAACAAGTGCGTCTGCGTGATCGATTGCTGCTTGCTGTGCAAGACCAATTTCTGTGCTTGTCTTGTATGCTGACCAAACTTCTGTTGAAGAAGATGATGCATCATTGATCAAGTCATCTGCATAGTCCTTAGCATCTTGCTCTGCTGTATCAGCATATGACTGGTAAGCAGTTGTGATTGCTGTCTCACGGTCATTTGTGTAAGAATTTGCTGATGTTACTGCATCTGATTCGGCTGTATCAACATACTGCTTTGTTGCTGCGTCTGTATTTGCTGTAGGTGTTCCAAGACCAGTAATCTTGTTTGATCCCATTGCAATTTCGCCAGTCATTGATCCGCCAGCAAGTGGAAGTTTGTTTCCAATTGATACTGCAAGGCCTGCAGCATCTACGTTATCGCCAAGTGCTTCAGCAAGTTCGTTAAGTGTATCTAATGCTGCTGGTGCTGAATCTACAAGATCAGCAACTGCTTGAGAGATTCTTGCTGCAACTGTGTTTCCACCAGTTCCATCAATTGTTGCATCTCCAATAAGAAGATCTGTGTATGCTTCGTAAGCAGTTGTAATTAACCCTTCACGAGTATCTGTATAAGCCTTAGCATCTACTTCTGCTTGGTCTGCATAGCCTTGTGTTGCAAGAACATCTGCACCCCACTTGACAGAAGAACCTGCTGCTGGAGTAAGAACGATATGAGAATCAGAGTTGATTGTCATTGCTCCTGCGCCAGTGAAGTTAAGTGTATCTCCAATAGTCTTATTTGTTAATGTTTGTGTGTTGGTTGTTCCAACTACCGCACCAGTTGCACCGTGTGCTTCTGTTAGGTTAGAGTGTGCTGTAAGGGCTGCTGCTGCATCAGTTGCGGCTTGTGCTGCTGCACCAATCGTGTCCCAAAGACCAGTGTTAGCAGTTACTGCTCTCTGATCAGTAAAGTACTTGTTTGTACCTTCTGTAAGATCACCTGTAGTATGATTTGAAATATCTGATACTTGACCAGTTACATCACCAGTTAAATCTGCTGTAATTGTTCCTGCAGCAAAGTTACCATTAGCATCACGCTTTACAACCTTGTTTGCTTCGTTAGCAGATGTTGCTGTACCACCGATAAGATCAATAATATAATTTTGATCTGCTGTTTTCTTTGTAAGAACGTCAAAATTGTTAACTGTCGCTGTTGTACCTTCAACAATGAGACCACTCTTAATTTTAAAATCTTTATTTACTGTTGCCATTTTTTATATCTCCTTTTATTATGCCTTAAGTCCCATACGAGCATATCGTACAGTGACTGGCTTGATCGCAGGATCTGGAGTGACTGTTAAGGCCACGGTATTTCCAGTGCGAGAGACATTAATGGTGCCAATATTCCCATCATTGTCGATTGTTCCATACTCACTGACAGAAACACCGTCTCCGTCAACAAGAATTGTCATTTCAGTTGCGTAGAACTTGTTGTCCCCTGCTGTGGTCTTTGATATTGAAACAATATACTTAACCATACGCCAAACTGTAGCATCAAAGTTATCAATAACAGTTACGTTCTCAATTCCATTGACTGTGTTTTCATTGTTACCTGCTGATCCTAAATCTGTTGATTGAGAAACAAGGGTATCGATTAAATCTTCATAGTTTTCTTGAGTAGGTCTATCACCTGTTTGAAATAGACTTTTAACTCCTGGGACTGATATCTTTGCCATACTGAGATTATATCATGGATTTTAAAGTATATAGTTATTCAGACCAATGACAGCGATGCCAATTGGCGCAGGAGAGGCTGCTGAGTAGCCTGGAATCTGAATGTTTGTTATCCGTATCCTAAATGGTAACACTTCGTTAATCTTAACTATTGGATAAGGTTTTGAGATCTTTATAGCCCCGTAAGTTACAGCATTAATTGCTGAAACTTTTCTCTTAGTATTATTATTGATTATTGATGTGGCCATTAATCAGTTACATCTTCAATAACAATTACGCTACCCTGGCAAACTGTCCAAACAGTTTCATTTCCTGGGGCAGACAACTGAATATCAAATATGTCTCCAGTCTGTAATGTTAAAGATTGTGTTGCTGATAAAAATACTGTAAATTCTCCTGGAAGGTCATCTGGATCTGCAGCGGGACTTAAAGTCATAACAACTGAAGCATCATCACTAATAATGCCTGGAATCGTATTTGGTCTTTTGATTTTCATGGCTATTGACCAATCTGGCACATTGAGAGGTGCCTCTAAATCATCAGTAACGTAAACCTTAAATGATGCAGTATCTCCACGGACAAATGTCCAAGTAACTTGTGGTGGCTTTGAGCCAACATCATACTGAGATTTTTGAGAATTCCTATTTGTTGCCATTTTTAAATTATACCACGAATCTTTGGTTTATACCCAGTCTTTTGGGAACTCCGCAAAGTCATCATATCCTATAAAACTAAAAACATCTGACTTTTTAGAGGAAATCATATCTCTTTGAATATAAGCAGTAAAAGTACTTCTAGGGGTTCCGATAAACTCCTTTGACTGACACATTACCAATAATCCAATTAGACCAAAGACGATCTCTGACTGGCTAGGTAAAGCCAAAAACTCATCTGAAAAATTATCTACAATATAGTCATCTAAAAACGTAATATCTTTATTTTTAAATATTTCATTGTTTACATCATCTGTTAATACTACGGTTTTTAAATCATTATTTTTAAGCGCTTTGTCAAAATCTTTCTCTGAAAAACTGAATGTTCTTTCTGCATGATCTGTAAGCCTTACGTGCATGCCACGAAATTCTCCAAGACTGTTGGCAATTTTGTTTGCTAAATTTATATAATCTTCTTTAAAAGTTACTTTTATTTTATTTAAAAATTCATTATCTTGATTAGCAAAAAAGGTTTCACGGTTGGCCAGGTTTGGACCAGACATATTATAAGACTTGTTTTCTTCAAAGATTAATTCTTTTTTATTAAAATATTCAGCACCTACCTGAATTTCTTTAGAAACATTTACATAATCTGAAAACAGATTGTCAGATATTTTAATTTCATCTTTAGAAAATTGATCTATTTTACCAAAAGCAATATACTCCCAAACCAAAGACTTATTAAAATCTATTAACTCAAAAAAGTTTACCATCTCTCTTTTAACAATTGAATCTCTTTTTCCAAAAACAACATTGTCACTAATTGGAAAACTATCAAGCCAGTTCTGTTGACTATCAAGTAAATTATAGATAACAAGTTTTTTATTTGTTATATAAGAAAGACCCAGACCTACTTCTAAACTAAACAGCCTGTTTGTAAGTCCTGCATGGTGTAATCTGTAAAATAAAAAGTTATCCATTTTGTTTTTTTATCCATTCATATGTTTGTTTGATTCCATCTTTAAGAGACATTGAGTAATCCCAGTCTAATTTTTCTCTAACTAAATCATTATTAGAGTTTCTGCCTCTAACTCCAAGTGGGCCAGGAATGTGCATTTTGCTAAGAGTTTTGTCTTCAATGCTACAAGCAATATCTACCAACTGATTAATAGTAACCATTTCTTCAGACCCAATATTGACTGGTCCAGTAAAGTCTGACTCCATAAGCCTTCTTGTTGCTTCTATGCATTCATCTATATATAGGAATGAACGAGTCTGTTCTCCATCCCCCCAAATTTCTATAAATCCATCTGACTGAATAACTTTTCTACATATTGCTGCTGGTGCTTTTTCTTTTCCACCATCCCAAGTTCCTTCTGGTCCATAAATATTATGATATCTGGCAATGGCTACAGGGATCTTGTTGTTTCTATTAAAGGCTAAGAACATTCTCTCACTAAACAGTTTCTCCCAGCCGTACTCGCTGTCAGGATCTGCAGGGTATGCATCAGACTCCTTAAGTCCAGGATTATTAACATCCAACTGCTTATAGTCAGGATACATACAGGCAGAACTTGAATAAAATATTTTGGTTTTATTAATATCATACTTTTCATTAAGTCTAGACTGCGCTCTTAATAGGTTAAGGTTTATTAGAGCAGAGTTTTCCATAATCTGAGAATCGTTTAAACCAGTAAAGATATATCCTGCTCCACCCATGTCTGCTGCAAATTGGTATATCTCATCAAATGAATCTATAGAACGATATGGAACTTCGTGGTAAAAGTTTCCTTGATATCCTTTAAACTGAATAACTTTTTCAACATTCTCATATACCGAAAGATCTCTTTCAACAAACTCGTCTGCTTGTGTTTCTGAAAAGTCTGGATGTTTTAAATCAACACCACGAACCCAGTATCCTTCTGATTTTAATCTTTTAACCATGTGGCTTCCAATAAAACCACCTGCACCAAAAACTAATGCCGTTTTCTGTTTCATTAGGCTAAACCGTTTTTCAATGCTCCCCAAGTTCCATTTCCTTTTGCTTGAACAATGAGTATTCCAGGATTTCCAGAATGAGCAACAATTCCTACTGCAACACCAGAGTTTTCTGGTTTTGCTCCTGACGAATCGTTTGCTCCTGAAATAAGCCCTCCAGTTTGACCAACATAAAGAATTGAGCCACTTGCAAATGTTGAAGTATTTAAACCTTCAAGAACTCCTCCTACTACAACTACACCATTAGCATTATTTGCTATATTAGTTTTTGCTAAACCTAATAATGTTTGTGTAGAAGAACCAGTGAGTTTTGTTATTAGAGTTCTTTCTGATACTGAACTATATCCAGAAGCATAAACAGGGTCTCCTGCTGATATTGATGATCCAGTTTCATTTCTTACACTAATTTGAAAATATGAAAGGCCTAAAGGTGGAAGAATCTCTTCTAGTTTAGTTACTAAATCTTTAATATCTCCGTGTACATTCACGTTATCGCTTGCTAAGGGATACGGTAAGCCTAGCCCGTTTAATTTTGTTGCCATAGTACTTTTATTATACCATTGTTCAGAGTTGACTTTTGAAGAAATATCATGCTATACTAGGTAGTAACACCTACCAAGGTGTTATTGTTTTCTAAGGAGGAAACTATGATTAAATTTATCGAAAGAAACAAAGAGATCATTAGCACACTCAGTATATTGACTTTAGTAGTGTCTTTGTCAAACACTGCTAATGCTGAAACACGAACAAGTGACAAAAACAATTTGAGTATAGAACAGGCTCAGGAGCAAGGAAACGCCTCGAAAGAGGTTTTTTTGGTTTCTAAAGCAAAAAGGCTAGAGAGTTTTGAGAATAAGACATCTCTGACCGATATTGAACTAAAGGAACTGCTTTCTCTAGTAGGATTTAAGGGTAAAGACCTTGTGGTTGCTTGGGCGGTTGCTAAAAAAGAATCTAATGGACGACCATTGGCTTTTAATGGCAATCACAAGACTGGTGACTCGTCTTATGGAATGTTCCAAATTAATATGATTGACAACCTTGGTCCTGACCGTAGAGAAAAGTTCGATCTTGACTCTAATGCTGAACTGTTCAATCCCGTTAAAAATGCTGAAATTGCATACTACATGACAAACGGTGGAGACGATTGGTCTTCTTGGAAGGGCATTACGCCTAAGACCAGAATGTGGATGAGCAAGTTTCCTAAGTAGGCCATTTGTTTGCTGGGCAAGTTGCATGCAAAAGTCTTGACTTAGCAACCATAAAACAGCCACACAAACTACATTGCTTAGTTGCTAAAAGGTTTGGGCATGATTTACATATGTCATATCTTTGGTCTGCAACATTCTTATGAGCATATTCAGTATTTGGATTAATAAAATCCCAAGGCCTTGTGTCTCCAAGGTTTTCTATCCATTGATCAAACTTATTTTTCATTTTTTCTCCTAATCTGTATTAGAAATATCATACCACTGCTTGCCATCATGTGTCAAGGCGTGTTCTGTAAAGTATATGTCGTATGGCTCACAGTTTATAGATATTACTTCAACTGGGAACTCAAGCATTTCTAGTTCGGTTATTGATTCCCAGTTTCCAAGGTAGTCTCTAATTAAATCTGTTGAAATAACATCTCTTGACCATACAAACAATATTTCTTCATTACGCTTAACCATTATTACGTGGTTAGGGCTAAATGCATCTCCGTTAATTCTGTATGTCTTGTCTGTTGTGTGTCTAGTCACACTATTAACAGTTGTTATAACATTTTCAAATATGACATCGTCAATTGTTGACCAAGTCAATAGTGAAGATGTTGTTGCATCTGTTTGAGAGATTTCACCTGAATTTACAGATAATAGTTCATCTCCTACAACAATATCTTGTGCTTCCTTTAGGCTGCCATCAGCCATTCTAATTTTAGTCTTAGGTCCAAGAGAGTAGTATCCTGGGCCACGTGCTGGTGAGAATCCGAAGACAGAGAATGTTGGAGTAAAGGTAAAGGCTGCTGTTGGAGTAAAGGTAAAGGCTGCTGTTGGAGTAAATGAGAATGCTGGTGCGGTTGGAGTAAATGAGAAGGCATTTGGATCTGTACAAGAAGCACCTGATGCTCCTCCATCTACACACTTAACGCCAACATCTGCTTGGTAGCATGGGCTTGCTGGGTTTGGAACATCCCCCTGTGCACATAAATGGAATCCAGAAAGAAGCGCTGGATATGTTGGGGCAACTGGAGTAAATGAGAATGTTGGAGTAAATGTGAATACAGGAGTAAATGAGAACGTATTTATAAGTTCTCCACAACATGAATATCCTACGCCTATTTGATATTCGTTTGGTCCTCCAAGATAGGTCCTTCCTAAATCTGCACATGTAGCGGTAGTATTTTTAGTTTGAACATTTGGAGACTGACAATTTGGCTTTGCAAGTGGTGTAAATGAAAAGACACTAAATGGCGTAAATGTAAATACTGAAAATGGCGTAAATGTAAATGCTACGGTACAAGCCTCGCTTTCTTCCCAAGGACTTGACCTTCCTGCTTGATAAAATGGTTCAAGGTAATCATTTACAGAACAATCTGAATAAATAATATTTACAGTTCTATTTTGAGCATATCTTTTTCTTATTGATCCAACACAGGTTCCCCAGTCGTCCCAATTATAAACATATGAGGTTCCAGCAGTACAAGTTACTACACAATCTCTTTGCTGTCTCCAAGGACTTGAATTTCCTACTACATAAAATTGTTGAGTTCCAGTGCTGATAGAACAGTCTGCATTAACTGTAGAATAATCTCTATCTGTTGCCCATCTAGACTGTGTTCCATTAGAGCATGTATCCCATTCTCCCCAATTATAAGTGTATGTTGTTGCTACCGTACATGTTGCAGCAACGTAATTCCACATAGTTAAATTTACATTTGTTCCTGAAGCAACTGCAGTTCCTGATGCTGGAGATTGACTTTCTACTTTGCCACTATTAGCAGCAGTGCTTGTAGTTGTTCCTGTTGTAACACTTCCAGAAACTAGTCCTGCTGTTTGAAGTGCAGTTTGTGCTGCAGCAGAAGTCATTCCTACAACATTTGGAACTGTTTTATCTAATACTACGGCTGGTGGGGCATTTGTTTTAACTGTACCCTGTCCTAATTGAGAAGATCCAGTTTGATTTGCTCCAGAATATACAAAAACAGTTATGTCGTGCATATTATCTGGAGTAAGACCAGTTGCGGTAACACTTGTTGCTGTTGTTCCATATAAACTAAAACCTGGCTCGTTATCTGTAAATCTTGGAACAACCATTAAATGGAATGATACTTGTCCTGAAGATGTCCAACTAATTGTTGCAGTTGTTGTGCCAGTTGCAGTGCCCGATACGTTTGAAATACTTAGTGCTGGTGTGTATGGAGTAAAAGTAAACACACCAAATGGTACAAATGAAAACACTGAAAATGTAACTGGCGTGAATGAAAATGGTGTAACTGGTGTAAATGTAAATACACTAAACGGAGTAAAAGAAAATAGTCTATATGTAAAATCTATTGGGCTTTCATAATCAACCAATGTTCCTGCTGGCGCTGCTTGGGTTATAACAGTGTTTGTCTTTGTATTATCTTCTTGAGTTACTGTAGATGCAGTTCCTACTATTAGACCATTGCTTTGGATTAATTCTTCGGCTTCTGTTTTTGATATTTCAAGGATATTTGGTACTGAAACCATTCCTTTAGAAGCAGACCATTTGCTAATCCAACCCATGATTAGCCCTACGCTGTCAAATCGCCAATAAGGATCCAGGTATCGGTATCAGTTTTTACTAGTGACCCACCAGAATATCTTGCAGCAATTTTCTTGTTTAAATTTTTACTTAAAACAGTTACACCGCTAGACTCACTAATAAATACACCACCAGTACCGTACCTAATCAAGTCAACACGCTGGCCAATAACAAATGGCACTGTTGCGTTTGTTGGAACTGTGATAATAACATTGTCATTTGAGGTAATTTTTAAAGTTTTGCCTACATCAGACAAACTAAGTGTTTTGCTTGCAGTAATAGATGTTAAATAAACAGAATCAGAGTACTCTCTCCAAGAACCATTATAATAATATTGAATTTGGTTTATAATGTCTCCATTATCTGTTTGCTGAATAAAACAAACAAGACCATTAATTGGGTTTACTATAACATCATTACGAGAAGACGGATTTAAAAAATTATTTACTCCACCTTTTGCACGTAGAACTGATTCATAGGTTGCTGAGTTTAAAAACTTATGAGTACCGCTCCAAATATAGTTTGCAGTTGTATTTGTGCTTCCAGTAACTGGATACCAAGCATCATCTTCTGAATCATATAAGTAGGCTAATTTCCCCTCATCGCTAATTGTTGACATTATACTCCTATCGGCTTCCATGCATTTGTTAATGAATCAAAAATATACATAGTTAATGGAACAGAGTCTCTATCTACCCAAAGCGCTCCGTCTGTTACTGTATTTGTTGCTGGTGGGGTGTTAGTAAAAATTGCACTTGGAAAAACAACAGAGTTAGATGCGGAAGAATTTTTGTTCATCCATACATAGCCTTCTAGTGGAGAAGTTGGAGCAGTAGCAGTTACTGAAGAACCAATTCCTCTATTATTTATTGTTGTTATATCATTTTTCATTTGTTGTAAATGATAGGCAATAGAATTTGATTGAATTTCTGCTGTTGAGGCTGGTGGGGTTGTTGTTCCATAAAGAAAAAGTCTTAATGCTGCGACAATGTCTGCAGCGTCACCATATGCTGGGATCTGGGTATTAAAGGGTCCGTTTAAGTTCGGATTTATATCTTGAGCCATTTGTTAACCACCTCTAAAAAATTATACCATACTAATAAACAAATGAACGGACAAATTGCCAACCAAATCGGACCATGCTCCATCCTGAAGGGATGCTCCATGAATAGTTATTGGTAATCCACGGGACGATCCGTTAGTAATTATATCTCCTACTAGCATAGAACTTGCTATTGGGGTTTGGCTGCCAGAAATATTATGCATTACGGCAAAATCTGAAGCCTGGACTGTAGTTATCATATCTTCTGGAACCACATCTATTAAATTTATTACAATTTCAACTTCTCCATCAACAAAAGTTCTTGACTCAACCTCTGAGTATTGATTTGTTGTCATTTTAAATATTTTTTCCCAAGTTTCATCTCCAGAGTCATTTATTCTCTGGTATAAAAATTGATAGTCTTCATGTGAAGGATTAACATTTATACACAAATCAAAAACCTTAAAAGTTTGATTGCCACCTATAGAAACTAGATTTGGATCCCCTACAGAAGTAAATATTCTGCTTCCTCGTTCTCCATTTGGACCGACATCTAAATCTACGCTTATTGATTCTGGTCCGCCAAGAACTGTGATATCCTCTGTGTCAATCAATACATCTACCATTTAAGACTCCAGACTTGGGTTTGTTACATCTTCAACAACAGTTATAATACCAGTTAAAACTGTGATTACCTTATCGTATGGTTGAGGATCTGTGTTACCAGAACGTCCATCAACTATTTGTATGTCGTAGACATACTGAACTGTAGAGTTTAGAAGATTTCCATCTCCTGGCCTAATTGCACATGTTAAATATGTGTTATCTGCAGATATTGAAGCATATGCTTTAACTACAGCAGGGTTTGACGCATAGTCAAGACCTCTGGTTGGCGCAATTGTAAATTTTGGTCCTTTTAATGTACCTGCATTATGTTCAAATTCAGAAAGGTTATAGGGTGTACCGTCAGACTTTTTTGGGTATACCCGAAATTCATAGGTATCACCTTTATAGTATGTAATGTTCATTGTGCCTGGGAATGCCATGATTTTATTATACCATGTTACCTGACTGAAACTGCTATACTTTTTAACAATACTATTGCGTCCATATCGGTTCTAACCTGTGGACTAATTCCAGAAATCTTATCAGCATCTGAATTTAAAAATAGGGTTTGAGTGACAGAGAGGTCATACGAATATTGATATTTTAAAGATGCTACAAAAGATATAACTTCAGACTTGCTTTCAGGGAAAAATGATCTAACCCATACTTCTGTATTTGAAGAATATGTAGTGATTTCAAAATCATAAGTTATTTGTAGTTGGGTGCCAAGTTCTAATCCTTTAAGGTTAATTCTTTTTGTTTCTTTTCCATATAGACCCTGAGAATTTGATGGAAGATATTTTTCAACTGTTTCACGTGAAACATTTCCAAGAGTTAAGGATACCCAACCATCTTCTCCCTGAGACGCTCCAGTTTTTGTTGGTATCAGGTTATCAGATACGTACTTTGCCCAACCTGCTGGCTGATTGTAATTTGGTAAAGAACTTTTTCCATCTTGTCCTTTTTGTCCAGTATCTCCCTTTTGTCCTTTTTGTCCATCTTGTCCAGGTTCACCTTTAGGGCCTTGAGGTCCAGTTTCTCCTTGAAGACCTCTTGGTCCTTGAGGGCCAGGAACTGGAATATATCCGACTGAGTTGTCCGTAACTATACTTTGCTGGTTTTCAACTTGAGATGCGTATGCCGCTTTCTTGCTTATTGGAAAATCCATATTTTTAGAAACCACAAATCCTCCAGTAAATTATTTTTTAACTTTAAAAACTTTTACATTTCCATTTGTTGAAATTTTTATTGCTGACGGTAATTGAATGGGAGTTATATGGGATACTTTTATAATTGGCATTAGATGGTACCTGTAATATCGCCAATCACATTTATTGTTCCAATAACTGGAGTCCATACAGTATCGTCAATTTTAACTTGAAGATCAAAAATTAATTCAGAAACTATACTTTTATAGGTTGTTCCCCAATAAGATGTTATATCTGGAGAAGCGGTAACAACTACATATCCAGGATGTGAAGAAACTACTAAATCATCAATTATCTGAGTTTTTGGATCATAGGAACTTGCTTTAAAAATCCAGCCAGTAGTATCAAATAATGAGACTTCATCATTTTCTAAAAAGTCGATTCTTATAGTTGCAGTATCACCACGAACTACAGACCACTTGATATTTATCGGGTCATAGCCAAAAACTTCAGGTCCACAGATAGTCATAATACTAGATTATACCATGAAAAATGACTAATACCATGATCGGTGGGTATAGGACAAACCATGGTATTAGACTATAAAATTGTACCACAAAAAGGGACAATCTGGACATGATATTAAAGTTTACCAAACTGTTACAATTGGATATGTCCGTTTTGTTACTATAAGTCTATTTTAGCCATGTATTGGATAGTGTATACTAAATATATATAAGAAAAAAGAACTATCTTTATAGTTTTAAAAGATATCTTATATATAGTATATATAGTTACTTGGATTTTGCAATATACTCAATAAGAATATCATACATGTGATCTAATTTTCGATCCATATCTTTTCTTTTGGTATCTGCTTCGTTTAGACGACTCTCTAATCTTGAAACTTGATCTTTGATACTTGATCCTGAATTTGGTTTAAGTTCGCTTAAGTAATGTCTCACCAGCCACTTGATTGCAAAGGCTATAGATGATACAATTGTTAGAATGGCTACTATAAGGGAAGCCCAGTCTTGTACTGTCATAATAAGATTATTATAAGGGGTGTATTTTAAAAATGAAAACACAGATACTTAAAACACTTGAGCATTCTAAGAATTTAATTATATCCCCTGACATGGATGGTTTTATGACCGCAAAATTATTGGAGCGTTTTAACGGTTCGAAAATAGTGGGTTCGTACGATAAAAATCTTTTATGTCTCGCCGACGGGATCTCCCCAGAGGAATGCTTATTTGTAGACTGTGACATGAATCGAGAAGGTTTTGTTTCACTCGGAAATCATATGCGTTTAATAGAGGATGCTATGTCTTCTAAGTCGTTCAATCCGAATGTACACTTCGGCGTGACGACATATAGCGACAAGTTTCCTTACGCAACTGCGTTTTTAATTTCGTTCGCAACAGAGGTTCAAACCTCCGAATCTGACCTTATACGCATGGCCTTTGCTGATTCAACTCTACGCAATATGGAAAAGTACAGCAACAACATGCGAAACTGGTCAACACGGATGGAACATCCTGCAATAAAGTACATAATAGACAATTCGGACATTGCACGGGATAACGATAAGCAAGCAAGATTTGAATATGTTGATCAATCATTTACATCTAAGAGATACGGCAAGGAACGTTACCTCAATACCCTTAATACGGCCCTAGAAGCCCAGCAGATGAGTTTTGAGCCATTAGTCCAGGGTGTTAAGTATATGGCTGACAAAGTAGGCCGAAACACCTTGGTACGATATCAAAAAGATATAATCTCATATGCTGAAATATTTACAGATGAATATAGCGTGACATATGACCAGGAAATAGAGTGGAAATAAGGTTTGACGGATATTTGCCAATACGCTATAATAGTTATACAACCGTTTTCGGTTTAACATGTTAACACCAGAGGAGAATACAATGAAGGATACAGCAGTAGAAATTATGTCTGAGACTGTTGAACAGTTTAATAGACAAATGGCAGCACAGCAAAATATGGATCCCGCCGAAATTGAAAAAATCATTAACGAGCAGTCTTATCAACTTCGTTATATGAATGGCATTATTTACGATGCATTAAAAGATAACGGTCATATTACAGAATAATGACTGATGCCAAAAGTGAAGAAGACTTTTGTTTTCTATGCCCCGAAAATTCTAAAGAATGTAAAATTTGGAACCACGTAGGGGTCACTTTTGGACAAAACGATACCAGATATCTATCTGTGTATATAGATCATGATTTTGAACAATACCAAACCTTAAACCTTGACAATGAACATAATCCCATATACCAAAATGAAAAATACTATGTGCATGAAGAGTTGTTTCCAAATACACCTTTTGAATTAGTTTTTATTCCAAATAAACATTATCGACAAACCAACGATATGTTAAATAGCCAAGAAGGACTTAGTACCTTTGCAGATATAGTGCAAACTATAAATGATCTTAGAGTGTATTTGGATATAGATGAGATATCTATTCATTTTAATGATCGATCCCCGAATTTTATTGGACTTATGGAGCATCCTCATATACATATAGCCACTCATAGCAAATCTGAAAATTTATATCAGAGAGCGAGAGACTTTTTTAATGAAAAACCATGAAAATAAAGAGTGGTTAGAAATCCAATATGTAGACCAGGAAAAATCTATTGATACATTAGCCAAGATGTGTAATGTAGATAGAAAAGTTATTATAAATGCTTTAAATGACTTCCAGATCTATAGAAAGTATAATACGGATAAACATCCTAAGCGTTGGTAGGTCTTCCTAAGTCTTCCCAGAAAATTTCTCTACCCATGTTATCTGTTACTGGCATAGACTTAGATTCACATTCTGCACAGACAGTTTCTGAAAATATTTTTACAGCAAGACTATCCATTTCTGGCTTATATAATGAACTTTCAAAATTAAATTCATCATCTAAGGCATTCTCCAAATTGTCTAAAATTCCCATAGTTCATTTTACCATAAATCTGAAAATATTGTTCAGATGTATGATACGTGTTTATAAAAATAAAATGACAAAAAAATAGTGCGCCCATAACAGACGCACTAAGATTTATTTATTTGTCAAACCTTTTTAGCCTTACCTTGTATCCAACCTGAGTGGATACCAGCAAGTGGTGCGTCTATATTGATAGCCGTACCTATTGGTAGCACTTCCGCATAGCGGTCAATGAAGGATAGTACATTCTCCTTGTTAGGAAATTCCATCTTCTTAGTAGTACCTGTAACGCTTGTTAGTGTTGCTGTTATCATTTATTTACCTCCTAATATAAAACATAGTGCTATTGCTATAACTACTCCGATAAACGCTCCTATTGGTGCGTAATCAGCGTTCTCATCTAACCAATCAATCATATATGTAAATGGGTTCATCTTAGTATGTATCCTCTACGCCTAATTCATAGGCTTTGTTTAGTAGTTCAATAAGGGCTGGTGTTACATCAAATCCGTTAGCAGTAATCATCTCTGCGAGAGTGTCCTTTGGGTACATCATTTGTTTATCCTTTGTTTGTTGTTATATGGCAAGTATAGCAGGATAGACTGACAAAAGCAACTCGACACGCCGTATATAGGGCCTATGTCTATGTGATATACACCACATCGATCCCCTAGAAAAAGTTATCCACAGGGTGATGTGTATAAGTAATGTGATGTACCTCATATGTGACTAATCTCACAATGTCCGATTTACCCTATTTATACCCCTCAAAATGTCAGACCCCCCTGCTACAATTACAGTATAAAGAAAAACAAGAGGTAAAGAAATCCTCTAAAGAAAGGTGGTCTAAAATGACTACACTAACAATAACAAAATGCGTTGAGCATAACCCTATGAAATCTGCTATCTCCGAAATTGGTGATGAGCAATTTACTTTCTGCCAAGATTGTGAAAATAACATTGAGCGTTGGTATAACGATACCGACCCTGAGCGTCTGCCTATGTGGACAGATTGGAAGGTGTCTAAGTAATGATTACTCTTACACTTACATCTTACAATGGTAACACTAAGAAAATGCCTTTCGTTACCGAACAAAAATTGCGTGAGTTTATCTCTGCGCTACCTTCACAATTAAATAAATCAACAACTCTAAAAGTAGAGTGCGACCTGTTAGCAATTAACGGAATTATTAGAGGGGAAAAATAAATGAGTATTTGGACTAAGTTCGCTACTGTAAGCGATTACCCTAAAGGCTTAATGAACCTATGCCCTTGCGGTCAGGTTGTATTAGCCCCCGCCCTGTATCACGAAGGGCAACCTTATTGGGAAAATCCTAATAAGTGTAAAGAATTATTCGAAGGAGTAAAATAATGAGTACCTATGTAAGCCTCGCCTCTGTATGTGGCGCAACATCAGCAAGCGTTGATGTCTATGACTTAGACCTTAACCCTCACGGCGTTATCTGTTGCGATAACTGTGAGTCAATTATTCTATGCCGTAAGGCTTGGGACTTTCTCTATAAGGTAGGTAAGTAATGATAAAAGATGAATTGCGTGATGAAGCAGTTAAATTAGCAAAAGAAAAATACGGTGATAACTGGTTAGCAGGTCTATGGGGTTGCGCTGGTGTATTGCTAACAGAAAAAGATTTTAAAGTTATAATTAGCGTAATGGAGAAATAAAATGAAAACACTTCAAGAAAAACTTGACGCAGTAGCGTTAGAATTAGAGCCAGTACTTTGGGATTTACTAAATGAAATTGAGGAAAAATAAATGAGTAACTTTTTTATTAGCGGTAACGCATTGTTTTGGTTTTCTTTTATTTGCTTATTCTATGGATCTTATTTATTCGTGAAGGGCGAATAAAAAAACCTAGCAAAAAGTTATCCACAGGGGTGTGTATAACTAATGTGAGATTAATCACATACGACACGCCGTGTTTAGATTTGACTTTTTGACATTTCTTTGCTATACTTACATAGTAAGAACAATTAAATAAAGACATTAGCCAATGAGCCTAAGCAAATAAGTGTGAGATAAATCACAATGAGCCTTAGCAAATAAGTGGCAAAAATGTCAGCCCCCCCTGATAGGATAGTATTATCACTTAAAGAAAGGTCAGAATAAATGACACTTGAAGAATACAAGCAAATGGTAGAGGCTCAACGCCTTGCCTCATTAGGTAAAGGCTTAGAAGCCCTACTGAAATCAAAAGCAATACAAGAACAAATGAAAGAAGGCAAATAATGTCAGCAAATGTTTATACAATCGAAAACCTACTTGTAGGAAAAACTTATCACTCAAAAACTCTAAAGGGTGAAATTATCTCAGCAGAAAAGTCTGATGTCTGGTACGCAGATTGCGAGTCTTATCGTGTTAAGGTACGCCCTCACTATCCCTCAGTATTTAATCTAAAAGATACATACCGAATACTTGCCGTAAAGGTTGGTGACTAAATGATAAACTCAGTTATGTCGATACCCTGCGAGGAATGCCACTCAACAGGTTTAATCTTTTTTGGCGATAATGATAATTTTGATGTCGAAACTTGTGAATGCGATTTTGGCATTGAGCAAGACCTAAACCAATTTAACAACTAAAGAATAGGAAATAAATAAATGATAAAAGTAGAACACAAACTCCGTTTCGTTACCGAATTTGATGAGACTCATCCAATAGCACAAGAATTCTTGCGCCTTGATGAAGTTTCTCAAATTCATCTTTTAGAATCAATGCTAAAAGATTTACTAACTCCAAAACTAAAACCAGTGCTTGATGAAATCAATGCTAACGGGTCCTACGCAATTCTAAAGGTGGCCGAATAATGAGCGACTATTTAGACTACATTGATGAAATCTATGAAGAATTGGTAGATGAATTTGGACACGAATCAGAAAGCGAGTGTACTCACAAATGATGACACGAAAAGACTATGTCGCAACTGCTGAAATTCTAAAAAGTTATTCAGATTTAATTGACCAATTTACTTTTGAAGATTTAATCTATGACTTTTCAGATATGTTTTTATCAGATAACCCACGCTTTAACCCAATGACTTTTAAAATTGCGTGTGGTGTAAATGATTTAGCAAATAGTAATTCATAATAAATAAAAATCCTGAGCAAGATCTAAAACTGCTCAAATTTTTTCTAGGCAATTTACCTAGCGTGTCGTCCACAGGTTATCCACAAGTCATTTAAGAAGTTATTTACGACACGCCCGAAATTTTGTGAGTTTTATCACATAGGTTGAGCGTCTTACTATTTGGAATTACTCGCCAGTAGGTAGATAAATGTCAGCCGAAGATGATAGGATTACATAGTAATAAGATAAAGAAAGAAGGCAGAAATGACCTCAGTAATAATAGACCAAAATGAGTTTTATCTCATTAAAGATGAAATGCGTTTTTGTTGTGATGAGTCACAATTTAAATACATTTGTAAAGCACACGGCGAAAGTATGGGTTGCTACTTTTGCGAATTTGATTACTCTAATGATTGCGAGGAACAACACTAATGGGATACATTGAGATTTTTAGAATTGACAACGAAGGCGCAGGTTGGGTAGACTTGGAGCAAGCCACGCCAGATGAGTTATTTAAGTTAGAGGTTGGATTACTTAATGAAGGCGCACTATTTACAACTAAGGAGAACGACTAATGGAAAATGAATACCTATACGCAGTAACAGTATCGTATGACAGTAAGCCCGTACATTGGACAGGGCGTTACTCAGACGCAGTATCCGCAGTTAGCGTGTTTAATAGTTTTGAGGATTGGGGATTTGCTGATGAATACTCAACAGTTAATTTCTCAGAGCCTTCAGGAAAATTACACACTAAGACTTTCTATCGTGAAGGCAGAAGGGTAGTGAGTAAGTAATGGAAATTTTTGAGTTTAATACTTTCATAAATGTCGAGGCTGAATCCTACGATGAGGCTATTGATACATTTCAATTCCAATTAAAGTATGGAATAAATAAAGATAATGTCTATGTCGCAGACATAAATCAATTAACTAACAACAACGAAAGCGTAGAGGTATAAATAATGGGAAGCGTAACAGCAATTGGATTAGCAGATAGCGTTTTAGATTTAGAAACACAATTAGCCTATCACTTACAGGGTAATCACTACCCACCCGTACCACTTTCTATGGTACAACCTTGTATTGATGCTATTGACGCATACTATGATGAGGACTATGATAGATTTATTGCTATGCCCGAAGGCGTATTCTATAAGGGTATGAGCCACGCACCTGCCCACGCTATTGTAGACCAACACCACCTATCTTGGTTTATTGACCCAGTAGACGAATACGAGGATGAAGACTAATGATGACTTTAGCCCCCATAGATAAATGCCCTTGCGTTAAACACGATTGTAAGAATCAAGATGATTACACAAAAATGGAAGACACTTGCGAAGAGTGTTTTATGGATTGCGTAGAGATGGATGGATAAAATGTCTGATACAATGAAAACTATGGAATTGATCAAAGCCGATAACTTAACACCAGACCAACTAATGCTTGGTGATTTAATTAAAATTGGTGATGACATCGTTGAAGTTATTTTTATTGAAAGTGATTCTACTGGAGATAACTATGACATTGAAATAGAAAATGAGTTTGGCGAAAGAGAAGTTAATCAGTATAGTTACACTGATACAATTCCTCTCTATGTTTTTGTAGATGAGTCTGACGAGTAATAAGAATTAATTTTGTGTGCTTCCCCGCACAAAATTTTCTAGCGTGTCGATGTGAGATTGATCACAGATTTAAGATTTGACATTTTAAGATGATGTATGCTAAGATTAGTTTATGACAACAAAGAAAAACGCTGAGGAATTACGCAGACTTATGGAACTCCGTAGGTCTAACGCTGCTTCTGCCGTACCTTCTAAAAAGGCTTACAACCGTAAGAAATGTCAGTCCGAACTGCTACAATTAAAATATAACAACTAAGAAAGGTCGCCCCACTATGACATTCGAAAACGATGAAATCTATGATGAATACTACGCAACAACCTGCCCTGAATGTAAAGAAAATGCCGTTGACGCATATGAAGAAAAGTGTACACACTGCTTACTTGAAGAAATGTCTTATACCTATAATGAAGACATTGCCTTAGAGATGAGCCTTGGCCTTGACTACTAATACCCTTAAACTAAAAAGATCTAACGATAGAAAGGTGGCTAACCTTGTCACAAAAAATGGAAAGCAAGCCGCAATTGCCAACACTTTTGGATTACCTGCTGGAAAGGCTTACTCGTGCCCTGGTGCTACCAGTGTTTGTGAAAGTGTTTGCTACGCAGGAAAACTTGAAAAAGTCTTCCCTTCAGTAAAGGTTAATCTATTACACAATTGGTCCCTGCTAAAAGACGCAGACTATTTAACTATGCTTAATTTAATTAGTGAGATGATTGCTGATTTTAAGGCTGATTGTATAAAGAAAGACGCCCCTATGCTATTTCGCATTCATTGGGACGGTGACTTCTTTAACGATACTTATACCACTGCCTGGTCCGATGTAATCAAACTTAATCCTGATATTCAATTCTGGGTTTACACTCGTGTTAAGTCTGCTGCTCTCATCCTTAAGGATATTGAAAACCTGTCTCTTTACTTTAGCACTGATAGTGAGAATGTAAAAACTGGTGTTGATCTAAAAATTAATCAAGGTGTTCGTTTAGCATACCTTGCTAAGAATTTTGCTATTGGCCAAACAGATATGAAAGAAATGATTGGTAAGCCTGGTGCTAAGTGTCCTGAAAATCTAAAATCAATTCCACTTATCTCAACTAATGGAAGCGCTTGCGTTTCTTGCGGATTGTGTGTATACTCTAAAGCAGACATAGTTTTTTCTGCTACTAAGAAATGAGATAAATGAAAATTGCATTTGTAATGATACTAACATATATAATCATAATTACTTTTTTTTCAAGTCCCCGCTGAAAAGTGGAGGGCCTAGAAAAATCCTAGCGCAAAACTTTTGGTTTGTCAAGCATTTAAGATGTGTTTAAGATCACACCCAAAACCCCTCCCGATTTGACATTTATGACATTTTTGTGCTACACTTATACTATAAACAAAACAAGGTAAAACTAAATAAACAGTTTCACATAGTGAGATTATCAGATAATAATTTGATAAATGTCAGTAGGAAATGTTATACTTAGGTATTACCCAAACAGAAAAGGAAAAACAAAAATGGCAGTAACAAACGCAACTTACAAGGTAGGCGACCTATACACTTCACAGAAGTCAAAGGTAACAGGCACTATCCAAGAAATCTCACCAAGCAAGGACGGACAATCAGTTCGTATCAAGTTAGATGTCAATGGCGCAACACGCTACACAACTTGGACAGCCAAGTAATCTAATTACTTATTCCTGAGCAAGAATTAAAAAGGCTCACTTAAATGTCAGACCCCCACGCTATAATAGATAAATACCCCACAAACAGAAAAGAGATAAAAAGATGGCAAGAGCAAAAGCAATAAATGTAAAAATCCCAACAGTTCGTGTAATCGCAGGATTAGAGGAAGCACTAACTAAGTTAGAGGCAGACTACGCAACACAAGAACAAAAAGAAGCAGAGTTCCAAACTGCTTACAAGGCTTGGCAGACAGAATTGGGAAATTGGGCTATTGCTCATTTCTCAAATGCTGAAAACCTCCGCACCAACTATCGTTCTTGGTCAGAAACACTAAATGTTGATTTTGACATCAAGACAAAGGAAACAGACTTTCCAACAGAACCTGAAAAGGATTTTGAGGTTATTCACGGAAGCACCTACCGAGAGTCTAAGAAAGAAATTGCTAACGCAATTCGTATTCTAAAGATGACAGATGAGGAAACAGTAAATACCTCAACCTACAACGCAATCGCTCAGTATCTATAATTAGATACAACTCCTGAGTATGAGTCTAAACTGCTCAACCACGACCACAGAAATGCGTGGCTAAATAAATAGAGTGGAGAATTCGCCAGGCTGATTAGGGCGATCATAGAAATACTATAGAGCGTCTACCCCTTAGACTGGATGGGGGACCAGTTCACACCAACTGTCAAATGAGGTGTAACTACCTGAGTAAGTATCAAAACTGCTCCCCGCAAGGGTCCTTGACAATTGTCAGTGGCCAGTAGTATAATTAAATTAACCAACTAACAGAAAGAGGCCCCCGTGGACCAACCAGTAATAGATAATCACTATATGACACGAGAGTTTTTAGAAACAACTCTTGTACAAAACAAAGAACGCATTCAACAACTTGAGGAGCACATCCAAAAAGTAACTCAGCGCTCATATCAAGATTCTGCAGATAAGAATCGTATGGTTGAATCAATGCAAGAGTGGACCCTTGGAGAATTAGAAAACCAAGACATCACAGAAGAGCAAGCCGAAGCAATTGCAGAAATTATGGGCTTTGAATTAACAAAAGAATTCGAAGTTGAAGTTACTGTTATGTACTCAGTGACTGTTAATGCTCGTACAGAAGAAGACGCAACAAATGCAATTCACGATATTGATTTTGATACTGTTGATTACAATTCAGATTCAATTGCTTATTTGTCATCATCAATTGACAGAGTGGATATTTAGTAGGGGGCTACTAATAAACCTGAGCACGTTTAAAAACTGCTCACCTTTTAATTCCCTCAAAATTTTCCTAGCGTGTCGGTGTGATATTTATCACATATGTTTAAGATCACATTTAAAAAATGTCCGAATTGCCCTATGTCTGGCTATACGATTTGACTTTTGTCAGCCTATGGGTGTATGATTAGATTATCAACAACAGAAAGAAGGAAATCGTGGCTCACGATATTGAAACTCAAAACGGCAAGGCATCATTCGCATCATTCCGTGAACCTGCTTGGCACGGATTAGGTACAGTCTTTACAGAAGAAAAGACAACCGCAGAAATGTTGGAAGCAGCAAATCTAAATGGTTGGAATGTTCGTCTTGAAGATTTAGAAGCACCTACACACTTAACAAGCGATAAGCAATACCAATATGTATTGCGTACAAATCCTACAGATAACGCTCAGACCGACATTCTTGGAATTGTTGGCGAACGCTATCACCCACTACAGAATGAAGATTTATTCTCATTCGGTGACAATATTCTTGACGGCGGGGGTCGTTGGGAAACGGCTGGCTCAATCAAGGGTGGTCGTGTTGTATTCGGTGCTTTAGCATTAGAGCGTGAAACAATTCTTGACCCTAACGGCGTGAGCGATAAGGTAAAAACTTATTTGCTCATCAACACATCACACGACGGCTCGATTGCTATTCAAGCAAGTATCACACCAGTTCGTGTTGTATGCGCTAACACTCTTAACCTTGCTCTTGGTGGCGTAGGTCGTAAGAAGAATAAGGGCATCAAGCAATCTTTCAAGATTCGCCACACACAGACCGCTAACGGCAAGGTACAAATTGCTCGTGAAACTCTTGGTCTTGCTAATGCTTATATGGACGAATTTGATATTATGGCTAAGGCTATGATTGAAAAAGAAGTTTCTGCTAAGCAATTCAATGACATCATTCTTGCTGCTTATGCTAAGCCAGAAAAAGATTCTAAGGGTTCAATGAAAAAGTGGGAAAATAAAGTTGATGTCATCAACGATATTTACACTGGTGAATTTAACGGAATGATTGCTGGTAATGCGTGGGGTGCTTTCAATGCGCTAACTGAACGCCTTGACTGGTATCGTTCTGCTCGTGGTGGTTCTAACGAATCCATTCTCGCATCAGCATCAGGATTTGACCCTGCTATTAACGCAGAAAAAAATCGTTTGCTAAAAGTTGTACAAAATGTTATGTCCTTAGCATAACAAAAAATTCCTGAGCAAGAATTAAAACTGCTCTCCATAACTGGAGTGTTAGCATAGTTGGTTAATGCGCTACCCTGTCACGGTAGAGATCACGGGTTCAAGTCCCGTACACTTCGCAAAATTTCCTAGTAAAAATATTTCTAGCGGTGTGACATTTATCACATTCTTTATTAAGATGATCAATAATATTTCCCTGATTTAGGATTAAGATGGACTTGACATTTCCCCCAAACCTTCCATTTGTCAGTCCCCTACGCTACAATTAAGATATGACCAAACAAGTGGCAATATATGAAATGAACTACTCCTGCTCTCCTGGTGGCGTTGACTGCTGGGAAGCAACCATTCAAGGTTATGGGGAGAGCACTACCGCCTCTGACTTTAAGACTGCTGGACAGGCCCTTAATTGGGTGCTTGACAGATACCCTGACGAAATGTTAGAATTAGTAGTAACCTCACTTCCAGCCTACGAAAAGGAATATGTATGACCCAAACAGTATTAGACCCAATGCTACAAGACTACTACTCTTGCGACCTTGCTATCTCTATTACAAATATCAAGGCTAAGAATAGACACCACGCAGAAGCCGTTATGCAAACCTTCATAGATGAGATTGCTAAAGTAATGAATGATGAACTTAGTTGGGATGACGCCCAATGGGATATACAAGAAAATGTTTTCCTACCTGAGTTAGGTGAGTGGCATACAAAGTGAATACCATTGACGACCTAATCAATGAAATATATGAAAGCAATTACTCTCACTTAGAGTTTGAGGAAAATATGGGTGGAGAGGCTTGCGACTGCCATATCCACACTACACTTAATACTATCGCACATTACGCAGGAATAGAGGTAGGCTAATGTTAGGATATACTGAAACTGATATTGCAGTAATGACAGATGCTATGGAAGATGCTATCAAATCAGGTAGACTCTCAGATGAGATAACAGATGGTTTGGAGAAGGCTATGTCCTTCTTTGATGGCCTATGGTCAGAAGGGTACTTTGACTAATGAAAGTTAGAATCAGTCTTGAACAAACCATAGATATAGATGATGCTATGTCTAATGATATAGGGTTTGAACTATACGGTCCACCTGATATGAGCACGGAAGATAAAGTAGATTATCTAATGGCTCGATTTGCTGAGGACATAGATACTATGGTAAAGTATGATGAAGTCTTGGGCAACATCTCAGTAGAATACATAGAGGACTAATGAACATTGAATCCCGTGAAATTACATACCGCACCATTGTTGAGCAAATCTTCTTTGAGGACGGCACAGAGTTAGTAGTAACAACTGGCTGGCCTGAAGGTGGCGGTGGAGACTTTGATGTTAAATTAGACTGGGTAGAAGGCGAAGCGCCTGAATGGGCAAAGGAGTATGTTCACAATGTGGAGTAAGTATACATTTGTTTGCGATCCTGATGAGTGTGATGCTCTCATTCAATTTACCGCCAGGGATGGCTATGGATTCCCTAATGGATCTGTAGAGATGAGATGCCCTTGTGGTAGGAAGATGGCTTATATTAGTATTGAAGATGCTTGGGAGCCTATCATTACAGATGTGAGCAAGGTCACACCCCGTGAAGTTGTAAAAAT